GGCCGATTGACGTGCAGGAATGTACCTGGCAGGAGCGGCGCGGTAGACTGTGGGTGCGGAGTTCGCTTGCCCGGCGCCGCATCACGGGTCGTCCCGGTCTGGACCGTAGCCACCTCGTCGCTCCCACTCGACGAGGAAGCGCTCGCAGACCGGGACGACTCGCATTCTTGTGAACTGGACTTCGATGTGGGACAGTTCTTGTGTTCGCACTCCAACAAGAAGAAGGGCAAGGCCATGAAGGCTCTCCGGATCGCCTCGGCGGTTCTCGTGTTCACGCTGGCGATCGTCGGGATCCTCCTCGGCGTCGCCCTCTCCCTCACGATCATCGGTGCCATCCTCGGCATCCCGATCCTTATCGGTTCGTGCGGCATGGTCATCCTCGGCCTCAAGATGCTCGGGCTGGAGGCGCAGAGCGAGGCCTGGCGCCAGCGGACGACCGGCCGTCTTGCGCACAGCCACCAGGCATGAGACGCTTCTCTCGTCACCGCAACGACTAGGGCCAGGAGGCCACTGTGATCACCAGCACCGACCGTCTCGCGAAGATGCTCGAGCGGGCACGCAACCTGATGGCCCGGGCTGACCACCCGAACACTCCGAAGCCGGAGGCGGACCTCGCCCGGCGCCAGGCCGAGAGCCTGATGGAGAAGTACCGCCTCACCGAAGAGGACATGGTCCAGAGCGGTGAGATGGCCGCGACGGTGGGCTTCCGTGAGATCATCCTGTGCCGGTCGGGCAGCGAGTTCCGGGACTACTACTACTCGCTCGGCCTTCAGGTCGCCGGACACCTCGACCTGCCGTACTCGGTGAAGTACAAGACCGACGATGAGGGGTGGCGCGTCATCGCCCTCGAGTTCGTGGGCTACGAGTCCGACCTCGCCATCGCGGACCTCATGGTCACCGAGATGATCAACGCATTCGGGAAGCACCTCGAGCCGAAGTACGACCCGACCGAGAGCAACGAGGAGAACGCCTGGCGACTGCGGAGCGGAGGCTGGGAGCGGGCTCGCATCGCCAGCGTCCTCTACGGTCCGTCCGAGACGGAGAACGAGCAGAAGGCGAAGAACCGGAAGGTGACCGCCCTCATCCGCCAGTACGCAGACCGGCACGACGGCCTCGACGCGGACGACCTCCTCGGCCGAGGGAACAACATCAAGGGCTACCGAAAGTCGTTCGCCGACGCCTTCCTCAACACCCTCGTCCGCCGCCTCTGGGAGATGCGCGAGGCTCGCTCGGAGGGCGGGGCCATCGTGTTCGCCAACCGCCGTGATCGGCTCATGGAGGCGCTGTACGAGCGCTACCCGGACCGTCGCCCGATGCCGCGCACGGCCGATCTCGAGGGCTCCTTCCCCGCGAAGGAGTGCCCGAAGTGCCTGCGGGCCAAGACCGGCTACTGCCGGGAGCACAAGCCTGCCGCCTACCCGCGCTCGCGGGCTACCGGCCCGTCGTACAGCAGTGCCGGTGCCCGACGGGGCCGCGAGGCCGCTGCCAGCGTGAACATCGGCAGCGGACCTGCCAAGAAGATCTCTCACTAGAGGTCTTGCGCCCTCCTCCGATGTGTGAGAGGATACTCTCATCGGGGGAGGGCAAGGGGCTCTCAACCACAACTGGTCCAGGAGGACATCATGGCTAGCATCAAGGTCGTCATCGCTGAGGGCGTCAACACCAAGAACTTCCCCGAGGCCGTCAAGACCGGGCAGGTCCGCTTCTACCGGGTCCGCGAGAACGGCACCACCCGCAACGTCCCCGTCCTGTCCGACCAGGACCGCGAGACGGCGGAGGCCATCCGCACCGCACGCGCCGAGGGCGTGACCGTCCGCGAGATCGCCAAGACGCACCACATCTCGGTCGCCACGGTTCGCCGCCTCCTGGCCGAACTGGACCTCACCGAGCGGGTCGAGGGCCTGAACCGCTCCGGCATCATCCGCGTCTTCAAGGAGCGCTCGCTGTGATCACGCTCGCCACTGACCAGGCTCTGGGATGGGTTCTCATCCTGGTCGGGGCGGGCGTGCTGGTCGGCTGGTGGCTCGGCCGCACGGCACGTCGCGAAGAGGACCGCTGACGGTCCGACCCGGGGTCTTGCACTCCGGGTCGAGCCGTGAGAGGATACTCTCATCAGGGCAACACACCGCAACAAGGTCCAGGAGGACAACATGGCTAGCATCAAGTGCGGCAACTGCACCGGCACCCACGCCAGCGTCGCGGAGGTCCGCATGTGCCACGCGGTCGGCACCCTCGGCGCCGAGACGGTCGCCTACGCGCCGGTGACCACTGCCCCTCGCACCGTCCCGCAGGCCAACGCCGAGGTCCCGGACGGTCGCTACTGCATCACGTTCGACGGCAAGGTCCGGTTCTTCATTGTCGACACCGGCAAGAACGGTCGCTGGGCTGGGTTCCAGTTCGTCAGCGAGCAGGCTGGCGACGAGAAGTACCCGGTGCGCGGTCGTGGCCGCAAGGACGACGTGCTCGCCGCCATCCGCCGGGAAGGTGTCAAGGAGGCCTCTCTCCGGTACGGTCACGAACTCGGGCACTGCGGAGTGTGCGGTCGCACGCTTACCGACGAGTCCAGTCGAGCAGCGGGCATCGGCCCTGTCTGCGCTGGCAAGATGGGCTGGTGACCGGCTGGGGCGGCCTACGGGCCGCCCCGCTGGCACCCGCCAGACAAGGAGATATGAAGTGGCTACATACGGAAGATGGCAGGTGAGCGACCGGGTGCACGAGTGCGCCGAGTGCCGCACGCCGATCGCGAAGGCAGACGTCTACATGCGCCTCGGCTTCGTCGACAACGAGACCTACGAGCGCATCACGCGCGGCAAGGACCTCCTCAACCCAGACATCCTCAAGCGTCTGTTCGACGCGACGATGGCTGCCGGGTACCCGATCAAGAAGATCCACCAGTCGTGCTGGAACGGTGTGGCGAGCCTGGTGCAGAAGTCGGCGGCCGTTCGGTGAGGGCGTTCGACGGCACGGAGCAGTTCGCCGAGGGGCTGTGCTGTGTGCCGTGGCAGGAGTCGAGCGACCACATATGTGCCCTTCAGGAGTCTCTGAAGGCCCTCAGAGCGACGAACAGGGCGTCGTCGGCCTGTACCGGCCTGACGCTGGTGCAGTTGCTTGAGAAGGCCCTCGACGAGGTCTACGACGACCTCATGGAGTACGAGGGCAACGACGAGTCGACAGTGGCCGAGATGAGAGGCCGGGCTCAGGGTCTCGCCGCCGCCCTCGCCATCCTGCGCAGGCCGCACTACCCGAACATGGACGAGGTCCGACGCGAGGCCTCTGAGCGCTACACCGACCGTCAGGTGTAGAGTGATGTCAACGACGGACCAGGAGGTCGAAGTGGGACAGCAGGAGCGAGCGGCGAAGAAGCGCCGCCAGGCAGATCTGAAGTTCGACGCGGTTCTGACAGCCGCTCTCGAGAAGGTGCGGGCGAACCGGGAACTGCGCCCGGACGACACCGACGCCGAGGTGTGGGGTGAGGCCGCCGAGTCGGAGGGCGAGGAACTCGAACTCGCCCTAGCCGTCCGGCACCTCCGGGACACGCAGGGCGTGGCGTGGTGGACGATCGGCCAGATGCTCGGTCTCCCTGGGGCGGGCGACTCCGCTGCGACGGGGAAGGCTGGGGCGGCGTTCTCGCGGAAGTTGTACGCTCGAGCGTTCGGCTCAGCACCCCGCACACAGAAGGAGCGCGGTACCGGAGACGGTGCGAAGCGCAAGAAGGCCGAGCAGAACGAAGACCGCGCCGCCCTCAAGAAGACGCCGAAGGTCGAGCGGGTGGAGATGGTTCGCGCTGGCAAGAGCGTGATCCGAGAGGACGCCACCGACGACGAGATCATCGCCATGCTCGCCGGTGGCCGCACCATCTCGTGGACCATCAACCTCAACAACGTGGACCACAAGGGCGACCGGTTCTTCGAGCAGACCGCCGACGTGCACCTGCGCAACGTGTGGGTCCGGGAGATGAACGGCGAGCGGGTCGTCATGTTCCACCAGGTCTTCCGGGAGGGACCCTGGAAGTACCGGGAGATGGCTGGACCCGTTCGAGTGGTGCGTGTTCGTGCCATTCATTCTGTAAGGTGATCGCATGGCAACGGTCAAGGCGACGATCATCGAGGACCGCATCATGGTGCGGGCGCCCTTCGATTACAAGGAGCGCGTGAAGCGCGTCCTCGGCGCGAGGTGGGCGAAGACGGAGAAGGCGTGGTCCTACCCCGCCACCGTCGACACCTGCCTCGGTCTACGGCGTGAGTTCGGTGACGAACTTCGGGTGCTGCCCGCCCTGGCGGAGTGGTACGAAGCCGCCAGCGTGCGAGCCGCAGATCAGGCCGCGCTAGTGGGTGCCACCGACGCTACTCTGGTGCACGTGCCCGGCAGGGCGCCCCGCCTGGCGGCAACGCTGCGCCCGGACCAGCGCGTAGGCGCACGGGCCATCGCCGAGGCGTACCACGGCTCGATCCTCGTGGCCGACAAGCCCGGCCTCGGCAAGACCCTCGAGACGATCGCTGGCGTCCTCGAAGCCGAACTGCCGGGCGACTACCTCGTCGTCTGCCCGAAGTTGTCCGTCAAGAACGTGTGGCACCGCGAGATCTCGAAGTGGACCGACGAGCCCGTCTACATGTGCCGTGGAACCCGCGCTCAGCGAGAGAGGGCTCTCGCCGCATTCAAGGCGGACCCTCGCACCGGCAAGTGGCTCATCATCGTGTCGGAGATGCTGCGAATTCGTGAGACGCCGGACCTGTCGTCGCCCAACGAGAAGAAGATGAAGTTCCTCGGGTACGAGTATCCGGAACTGTTCGAGAACGATTGGGGCGCCGTCGTCGTTGACGAGTCGCACAAGGTGATGGGCTCTCTCACTGTCGTCAAGGGCAACTTGATGGGGAAGGGTCTCAAGCGCCTTCCGGTCGCCCCGACCGGCCGTCGTATCGCAGTGAGCGGGACGCCGTTTGGCAAGGGCGGTCGAGTGCAGGGCATGTTCGGCACTCTCCATTGGCTCTGGCCCACGGAGTTCACGTCGTTCTGGAGGTGGGCTGGCACCTACTTCGAGATCGAAGAGAAGGTGATCGACTACCGGGGAAAGACTGCGAAGAAGGTCCTCGGCCTCAAGGGAGGTTTGGAGGGCGACGACTTCCTGCGTACCCTCGGCCCCCGCATCCTGCGCAGGACGAAGGAGGAGGTGCTCCCGTGGCTCCCTCCGAAGCAGTACGTCGAGGTGCTGTGCGAGATGACACCGGCGCAGAGGCGCCAGTACGTGTCGATGACGGAGGACGCTGAGATCATCGGCGAGAACGGAGTTCTTCTCGTCAATGGAACGCTCGCCCTCTACACTCGGGCGAAGCAGTCTGCCAATGGCGTGATCGACATTATCGAGGGCGAGACTGAAGAGGACGACGATGAGGTTGTCTTCACGACCGAGTCGTGCAAGGTCGACGCCCTGTTCGAGAAGATGGAGACGCGCGGCATTCTTGATGGTACCGGCGACACCAAGATCATCATCGCCTCTCAGTTCAATCAGTTCCTCGACGGTTGCGTCAAGCCTCGCCTAGAGGCGGCTGGCGTGGAATATGTCGAGATCACCGGCAGCACCAGCGACACGAAGCGCGACGCCGCAATGGACGTCTTTCAGGGAGAAGGCGGTCCGCGTGTGTTCGTGCTCAACTCGAAGGCCGGTGGCGTGTCGATCACGCTGGACGCGGCCGACGAGGTGCACTGCCTCGATGAGATGTGGTCGCCGGAGGACAACGAGCAGTTGGAGGACCGAGCCCACCGCGCCAGCCGCAACCACCAGGTCACGATCTTCTACTACCGGACCGAGGGCACCGTCGACGAGCACATCGCTCAGGACGTTGAGGGCAAGCGGTTCGAGCAGCACAAGGTCCTCGACGGCCGTCGGGGCATCGAGTACGCTCGCCAGATGGTGACGTACCGGCCGACCAAGGAGATCGCAGCATGACTCAGAAGCCGTACTTCATCGAGATCGAGCCGCCCGTGAACGGTCAGCCCTGGTGGGAGGCAGCCGGAGAGTTCCTCTCGAAGGGCCGATGGTTCTGGCGCGTCTACGACAAGGATCCGCAGCCGCAGCCCGACGAGGTCATCGTGTCTCTGGCGTCGGGCTACGCCCGCACAGAGGCCGGTGCACGGCTGGCAGCCGAGGAGTGGTGTGCGCGGCACCGTCGGGGCCAGTACACGTTCGACCCCGACCACCGACCCACGCGCATCCGCAAGGCCACGTTCCGGCCCGGAGGCCAGCGCTTCGACGAGCCGGACAACCTGTAGGCTCGAAGCCGCAGGTAGACGACGAGTTCGCTAGATGTCTTGCGCCGGAGGTCGCTGGCGTGAGAGCATGTTCTTGTCAGGGCAACACAACCCGCATCGGACCCCACTGGAGGGCAAGGAACCATGAGCACCGACACCACCGCCACCGAGACCCCCGAGGTCGAGGAGACCGTCACCGACGCCACCGAGGCCGAGGCCACGGAGACCGTCGAGGAGGTCGACCCGCTCGAGCGCAAGGCGGCCCGCGTGGGCGCGCTGCACCAGGCGCACGCGGACTACATCAAGGCGAACTTCGGCGTCGAGGTCGACCCGCTGCACGTCTTCCTCGTCTACTCGACCCGCAACAAGTTCCGCAAGACGGACGCCTACCAGGAGGAGGTCAAGGCGCTCATCGAGCAGGAGCGCGAGGCCGCCGAGCAGGCGAAGGTCCAGGCCCGCGAGGCCCGCGAGGCGGAGCGCAAGGCGAAGGCCGAGGAGAAGGCCGCAGCGAAGGCGAAGAAGGCCGAGGAGCGCGAGGCCGCGAAGGCCGCGCGTGAGGCCGCCGCCGCCGAGAAGAAGGCCGCCAAGGAGGCCGAGGCCGCCGCGAAGGCCGCCGAGAAGGAGGCGACCGCCGAGGTCACCGCCGACGGCGACACCAAGACCACCAAGAAGCGCGGTGGCAAGGGCGCGGGCGACAAGCCGAAGGGCAACGCCCCGTTCTGATCGACCAGCCGGTGCCCCGGGGACTACGGTTCCCGGGGCTCTGGTGTCTCTACCGCAGTCCTCCGTTTCGGTAGACACACCAGTGCAGCAGCACCAGCACCTCGGCCGTGTGGGTGGCCGACGGTAGGCTGTACGCAGGCACAGACCCGGGAGGGCAAGCCCGGGAGAGGAGTGGGTGAGCGTGGCAGTAGACGTGTCTCTGAGGGGCGGTGTGCCCCTCCTGCGCACCAGCGAGCGGGGCGACTTCAAGCGCTGCCCGTGGCTGTGGAGCGTGGTCTGGGAGCAGGGCCTCACGACGCGGCGTGTGCCGACGTGGTCGTGGTTCGGCACCGCAATCCACAAGGGTCTCGAGGCCCGCTACCCAGTCGGCAACAAGCGCGGCAGCAAGGCCGACACCATCGACGCGTTCGTGGCAGCCCTCGACGGAGAGGTGCGCCGCGTCTACACCGAGGGCGGCGAACTCGACGATCAGGAGGTCGTCGACGGCAAGGCGCTCGGCATCGCAATGCTCGAGGGCTACATCCGCCACTTCGGCAAGGACTCCGAGTGGCAGGTGATCCACACCGAGCAGCCGTTCCAGATCGACGTCGTGGACCCCGATACCGGGGAACTCCTCGTCATTTACGCTGGCACGTGGGATGCACTGATGCTCCACAAGCCGACCGGCGAGTTCTGGATCTGGGATCACAAGACGAGAAAGTCGTTCCCGTCGAACTGGAATTTCTACAACATCAATGACCAGGCGGGATCGTACCTCTGGGTCGCTCCAGAGATTCTCCGGTTCATGGGCATCTTCAAGAAGAAGGACAAGATCGAGGGCCTGATCTTCAATGCCCTCAAGAAGTCGATGCCAGACACCAGGCCGCGCAATGCGCAGGGCCTCGCGACTAACAAGCCGACGAAGCAGCACTACATCGACACGTTCACCGCACGTGACGTGAACGTCCCGCCCCGTGCGACCCTCGCAGTCCTGGCGGCACAGGCCGAGGAGATGGGCATTACCGTCTTCGGCGACGTGTCCGCCACGCAGCCCGCCGAATTGTTCCACCGGGAGCGCATCTGGCGCAGCCCGCAGGAGCGAGTGACGCAGGGCCAGCGCGTGATCGCTGAGGCGAAGGCGATGACCGCCATGCGCAACGGCACGCTCCCCATCTGGAAGACGCCGACGGAGGATTGCATCCGCTGTCCGATCTTCGAATACTGCGAACTGCACGAGCAGTCCCCGGAGGACGCACCGGCATTCCGCGACTCCGTTCTGAAGCGGCGCGATCCATATCGCGACCACCGCGAGAACTTCGCGGACAAGGGTGTTAGCCTTACGGTTGAGGCTGCACCGAAGGGCAAGAAGAAGAAGGGTCACTGAATGCCACCCACCAACAAGGGCGCGAAGCGTCCTGCCGCCATCACGCGGCTCCAAGAGACCGACAGTACGGGCAAGCGCAACTGGCTCATATACGCGCCGTCCGGCTTCGGTAAGACGGTGCTCGCGGGTACCGCACCGAAGGCGCTCATCCTCGCCGTCGAGCACGGTGGCACCGAGTCCGCGAAGATGATGGGCTCCACCGCCGACGAACTCGTCATCGACACGGTCGGGAAGTTGGAGTCGGCGTACGACTACTTCAAGAACGGTTCCGGCTGCGACGACTACGACTGGGTCGTGCTCGATTCCCTCTCGGAGATCGAGGACATGTACTGGCAAGACCTTCAGGGCGACTCCGTGGTCAAGAAGTTGCAGGACTACGGTGCCGTCGAGACCCGCGTCAAGCGGCTCGTGGACAAGTGGAACCGCCTGCCGATCAACGTGCTCTACACCGCTGGTGCTGCCCGCCTCGACACCGAGGACGTGGAGACCGACGAGGAGCGCATCATGCTGATCCCTGCGCTGGGGACGGCGAAGGGCGTGCTCTCGCAGCGCATCGCGGCGAAGGTCACCCTCGTCGGCTACCTGTCGGTCCTGGAGTACACCGACGAGGACAGCGGCGAGATCAAGGAGATGCGTCGCCTTCAGTTGCGCGGCTCCGAGCGCGTCACCGCGAAGGACCGGCACGGCATCGCGCCGAAGACCGGCTTCCTCCGCAACCCCACAATCCCCCGCATGATCGAGAAGGCCGAAGCGGCTCTCGCTGGTGGGAATGGCTCCGAGGAGAACCTCGAGAAGCCCAAGAAGAAGAAGGCCGACAAGCCTTCGGAGAAGGAGTAACGATGGGCAAGTGGGACGTCGACTACGACGACTACGAGGAGCGGTCCGGCGGGTACGACGGCGAGAAGCCGAAGCCGGGCGTGTACGAGGGCTTCCTCCAGCACTTCGAGAAGCACGACTCCTCGGAGACCTCGCTTCACTGGGTCTTCGAGATCGACGAGGAGGACTCGGACTACACCGGGTGGCGCGGTCACCTGTACTCCGACATGGAGAACGCCAAGTGGAAGACGCAGCAGATCGCGAAGGCGATCCAGGGAGGCGAGGAGAAGAAGATCTCCGTCGACCCCGAGAAGGCCGAGAAGATCATCAAGGCCGCGAAGCGCGTCAAGATCGTCGTCCGCAAGGGTGAGTACGACGGCGAGTACCAGCCCCGCATCGGCCGCGTCCTGGCGCTCGAGGAGACCACCTCGAAGGGCAAGGGCGGCAAGGCCGCGAAGGGCGGCAAGGCGAAGAAGGGGTCGAAGGACCCCTGGGCCGAGGGCGACGACTGACCGTCGTACCCCGGGCACACACCGAGGGCGCGTTGCTGGCATCGGCTGGCAACGCGCCCTCGGCGCACCTGGCCCGCTGGCGTCGGCCCAGAGCGGCCAACAGCCCCCGGCTCGGTACACGGTTCGGCACCGGCACTTCTGAGCCGTCTACGGGCCACCGCGCTCCTCTCCAACCGGCCCCGGGGACCTACCCCGGCTAGGGAAACGGAGGCGCCCTCACGCGCACGCGCGTGAGGTACCACACGGATCGCCAGCCGGGGCCACGCCAGCCACCGACCGGAGAGGAGATTTTGGGCCAGGAGCAACTCATCTGGAAAGACGACACGGAGGGCTCGAAGATAGTCAGTAGTTAGGAAGGGCGTACAGTTAGCAGGCACAGCAACCCTCACTCCTCTTATTGCGAGTCTTGAATCTCGTCTCTAGAAGAGTGTTATATATAGGTGTTCCCGGAGGAGAGACCCCAAAAGGTCTCGAGGTAGTGGGAAGCCCGGGGAAGTGGGAGAAGTCGATGGTGTGGAAGAAGGACCCGGAGAGGGTCAAGATCAATCAGCATCTCCACCGGATGCACGGTGGTTACGCTGCGAGCGGTGACACGCTGGCGCGCAACGTGGCTCACGAGATGCTTCACGACACGCCGGATGGTTGGGCGGGCAAGCCCCGACACCGGCACCTCGATGGCGACCTCGAGCGCTTCGAGACCGAGGGCGACGAGGAGTGAGTGCCACGGCGAAGAAGGGCAGCGGGTGGGCTGAGAAGTTCGAGAAGTGGCTGACGACGGGCGAGCCCAACGAGAAGGGCGAGTACCGGGGCCACTGCCCCATCCACGAGGAGATCGGTGAGGGCACTCCGAGTGCCTCGTTCAACTTCGACAAGGGGCAGTTCTACTGCTTCTCAGAGGACATCGGAATGTCGATGGCCTCTCTCTGGTCGATCGTACGCGACGACGAGCGCGAGGCGGGGTCGGAGCGCCCTCCCCGTGGTTCCCGACGCAGCAACGTGGAGAATCTGGACGCTGCCCGGCAGAGGAAGCGCGGCAAGGCGTCTCTGCCCACGGAGTCTCAGATCGAGAAGTGGCATGAGGCGCTCCGTCGTTCTCAGTCTGCCCTCAAGGTGATCCAGGACAAGACGGGATGGGACCTGTCGACCATCGACGAGTTCCAGATCGGCTATAGCATCCAGGACAGCCGGTACACGTTCCCGGTTCGCCATGAGAACGGCGAACTGATCAACGTCCGGAAGTACAAGCCGAACGCCACCGGCAGCGTCGCGAAGGTGCTCGGCATCACCGGGCACAACGACACCGACCTCTTCCCGAGGCAGGTGCTCGCGAAGAACGACTGGGTGGTCCTCACCGAGGGCGAGAAGGACGCCATCACCGGTAACGCGAACGGCTTCCCCACCGTCACGGCTACCGGTGGCGCGAAGCGGATGCCGGAGCACCTGGCGCAGATGTTCGCGGACAAGGTCGTCTTCATCTGCTACGACGTCGACGACACCGGCAAGGGCGGTGCGACGAAGGCGGCTATCCTCATCAGCCGCTACGCGAAGTCTGTGCACATCGTCAACCTCCCGCTGGACGCGAAGAAGAAGGAAGACCTCACCGACTACTTCCACGTTCACGGGTACACGCCGAAGGAGTTCCAGACGCTCCTCGACGAGGCGAAGGAGAACCCCTTCACCGAGCGGGAGTACGCAAGCCGAGTCGGCAAGGGAGCCCGGGACGTCAGCCTCGAGCAGTCGATGAGCGCTGAGCACGGCAACGACCCTCTCGCCATCACGGTGAGCGTGGCCGGGAAGGTGCAGCCTGCCTATCTCCTCCCGAAGACCGTCGCCTTCACGTGCGATCAGGACTACGGCAACAAGTGCGGGAAGTGCGACATGCACCTCCGGTACAACGGCGCTGTCTCGAAGGGCATCGCCAGAGACAACCCGGTGCTCCTGGAACTGATCGACGTTACCAAGATGCGCAGCGATCAGATTCTCGCGAAGGAGGTCGCAGGAGCGCCTCCCACCTGCCCTCGCCTCATGATCGAGGAAGAGGAGCGATGGAACGTAGAGGAACTGGTCGTCATGCCGTCGGTCGACGACCGCACCGAGGACCAGCAGAACCCGATCAGCCGTCGAGTCTACAATGTCGGAGAGTACAACACTCCGATTAACACGGTGAGCCGCCTCGTCGGCGTCAATACGACGGACCCGCGCAATCGTCGCAGCGTGTTCCAGACGTGGGAGGCGGAGCAGACCAAGACCAATCTAGATAAGTTCGAGATGACCGAGGAACTCAACGAGGCCCTCAAGATCTTCCGTCCGAAGAAGGGGCAGACGCCCATTCAGAAGATGAAGGAGATCGCCGACGACCTGGAAGCGAACATCACTCGCATCTACGGTCGACCGGAACTGCACATGGCGTACGATCTGATGTGGCATTCGGTCATGGACTTCAAGTTCCGTGGCGTGCAGTTGGGCAAGGGCTGGCTCGAGATCCTGGTCATGGGTGACACCCGTACCGGCAAGAGCGAAGCCGCGCTCAAGTTGACCGATCACTATCAGTCGGGCGTCTTGAAGTCCTGTGAGGGAGCCACGCTGGCGGGTCTGGTGGGCGGTGCGCAGCAGACCGGAAACTCGTGGATGATCACCTGGGGAACCATCCCGCTCAACGACCGTCGTCTCGTCTTCCTCGACGAGGCTTCCGGCCTGAGCGACAAGGGCATCATCGAGCAAATGTCGGCGGTCCGTTCTTCTGGTCGTGCTCAGGTGACCAAGATTATCTCTCAGGAGACAAGTGCGAGAACGAGGCTCGGGTGGATCTCCAACCCTCCCGACGGCCGTCCCATCGCAGAGATGAGCCGGGGAGCCATCGAGGCTATCCAGATGCTCATCAAGAACCCAGAGGACATCGCCCGGTTCGACTTCGCCCTGGCGGCTGCGAGCAGCGACGTGGGGTCGGCAACGATCAACAGCATGACGCCGCCGAAGGTGGACCACGTCTACACCCGGGAACTGTGCAGCGCTCTCGTGGCGTGGGCATGGTCCCGGAGGGTTGACGATGTGGTGTGGGCCGACGATGCCGAGGAGACCATCCTCAAGATCGCAGAGGAACTCGGCAAGTCGTACATTCCGGAGCCCCCGCTGATCCAGGCCGAGAACGTCCGGGTGAAGTTGGCCCGCATCGCCGTCGCGATGGCCGCACGAGTGTTCAGCGCCACCTCTGACGGTGAGAAGGTCGTGGTTCGCAAGAAGCACGTCATCGATGCTCGTAAGTTCCTGGACTACATCTACGGCATGGACACGATGGGATACCAGCAGTTCTCCCACCGGACCATCACCAGCCGCCAGCGCGCCGAGGAGTCGATCAAGACCGCACGTCGCTACCTGATCAAGAACGAAGACGCAATGCGCGGCCTCCTGTCGTGCATGGGCTCTGACTTCAAGGTGCGCGACTTCGAGGAATTCGCGGGAATGAGCCGTGACGAGGCTCAGATCACTGTGCGGGACCTCATGGGAATGAAGATGCTGCGTCGCATGAATCGTGGATACATCCGAATGGAGCCGCCTCTCCTGAAGATGCTCAAGGACATGGAGGATGACTTCGACCTGTAGAGGCGGTGTCTGCGGTACGATGGTGGGGCGCCCGGCAAGGGGCGCAGAGAGACAGGAGAGTGGGATGCCTACGATGTCGAGGCGGCAGCGTGAAGCCGCACAGACGTTCCGGGAGAAGCACGGCGACGAGGCCGCTGCCGAGATGCTGGCCCTGATGGGCTTCACCGACCAGCAGATCGCTCGGGCGTTCATGCCGGTCCCGGCGCAGCCGGACCAGGGGTCTGTCGTGCGGTTCACGGCCCTCGGGACGTACCGCTACGCGGCGATCCGGATGGGTGCGTACTGGTACGTCACCAGCGACGGCGATCGCCGCTCGACGGCTCTGCCGAAGATGACCTGGGACGCGCTGCTCGAGTGGGGAGGCCCGCAGTTGATCGAGACGCTCGAGGTCATGGTGCCCAACTCGCAGTCGGTGTCCCCGTTCGAGTTCGACCGCCTGTCCGCTCACAACCGGTTCCTCCAGAACAAGGTCGACATCGCACTTGGTTCTCTGGCAGGAGCGATCACCCCTCCGGAGGGCAAGTCCAGGACGGACTATGCGATCGAGATCCTTCAGGCTGGCGACCGATGAGGGTGCTCGTCCTGGGCTGTGGCCCTGCCGGTCTCATGGCAGCGCACGCAGCCGCTCTCGCTGGGCACGACGTGCTCATCTACTCGAAGGCCCGGAAGAGCCGCCTGTACGGCTGCCAGTACCTCCACGCGCCCATCCCCGGCATCAGCGAGGACCAGCCCGTCGACGTGTCGTACCACCTGGACGGCACGCCGGAGGACTACCGTCGCAAGGTCTACGGCCCGACGTGGAAGGGTAAGGTGAGCCCGGAGACGCTGGACGCCGACCACCACGCCTGGGACATCCGCGCCGCGTACGATCGTCTCTGGGACATGTACGGGTCGTACGTTCAGGACATCGACCTCCAGAACCCCGAGGCGCTCGAGGGCGTTCTGCACTCTGGTCAGGACGTCACGTTCTCGACGGTCCCCGCCCCGCTGCTCTGCGCAGACCCCGGGCACGACTTCGGCTTCGAGACGGTGTACGCGCTGGGCGACGCGCCGGAGGAGGGGCAGTACGTGCCCTTCAGACCGGCTCAGAACTACGGCGAGCACGCCGTGGTGTGCAACGGCCTGGACGTGCCGTCGTGGTATCGCCTGGCGACCGTGCATGGCTACACCACCGTCGAGTGGCCCGGTAGTAAGAAGCCGCCCGTCGCTGGCGTGGCAGAGGTCACGAAGCCGCTCGCGACCGACTGCACCTGCCTCCCGGACGTGCACCGGCTGGGACGTTACGGCGCCTGGCGCAAGGGCGTCCTCAGCCATGAGGCGTTCTTCGAGGCAACCATCGTCCTCGGCAACTACTCCCTCGGTATTCAGGACACGTTGGAGGGGCTGTGAGGCTGGCACCGCGTCGCGCGCAGGTGGCGGCCCCTGGCGAGGTCCTCCGGCCGATCATCGGCCTGGACGTCGACGGCACGTTCGCCAGGTACCATGAGCACTTCGAGCGGTTCTTCCGAGAGTGGTCCGGCAAGGAGACCCCGGGCACCGGCTACGCGGGCGGGCAGTCGTTCGCCTCGTACCTCGGCACCTCGAAGGCCACGTATCGACAGGCGAAGTTGGCGTACCGCCTCGGCGGCTGGAAGCGCTCGATGCCGGTGTACGACGGCGCTGCCGACATGGTCCGTGCCTGGCGTAGCCTCGGGGCCGAGGTCGCCATCTGCACCACCCGCCCGTTCCTGAGCCTCGAGGCGGTGGAGAAGGACACGCACCACTTCCTCCGGCGCAACGGCATCCAGCACGATTATGTCATTCACGGCGAACGGAAGTACCTCGACCTGGCGCGTTTCGGTACCGACCGCATTGCATTCGTGGCCGACGACCTTCCCGAGATGGTTCGTCAGGCTGACTCTGCCGGTCTCATCTCCGTCATTCGTACGCAGCCGTACAACGCGGACATGGACTGGAACATCGACGCCTATGACATTGAGCAACTTATGTGGGTAGGCTGTGCTCTAATCGAAGAGTGGAAGGCGAAGCACGCATGAAGATCACCGTAAAGGTCGAGGCCGATCCCGGGGAGGAGCAGGCCGACGCACTTGTGTACGCCGAGACTCTTCAGAACGCTGCGAACCTGTTCGTCGAGAAGAACCGCTTCTACGGCGGCGCCTTCCGTGAGCAGGGGTGGATGGGAAACCTCGCTCGCATCATGAGCAAGACGGCCCGGTTGCGTTCGATGCAATGGAGACCGGCTCCGCTCGACGACGCGAACGAGACGGTAGACGACACGCTCGTCGACCTCGTCAACCTGTCAGTGTTCGGCATCATCAACCGGCAGGAGCGGAACATCTGGGGTCGACGTGGCTGACGAGGGCTTCGGCTATCTGAGCGGTCCGAGCGGCGACCCCCGCATGGTGGGGGTTGGCGTCGGTCCTGCGCCCACATGGCCCGAGGGCGGCGAGCCTGAGGCCACCTGCCGCGTGTGCGGCGAGCCCCTGTGGGAGAGCGATCCGGACGTGTGGGTGCACCACTCCGACCAGGACGTCCACGAGGGGGTCCCGGAAGGCTGTGCGCACGTCGTGTCGTACGGCTCTCGGAACCCCGACTCGCCGCGCTTCGGCCCGGACGAGTTCTGCGAGAACTATGCCACTCCGAGTTCCGACTACTGCACGGACCACGGTGGAGAATGAGCATCGCAACGGATACGTTCGAGCAGTTGACGGAAGGTCTCGAGGCGAAGACGCCTTGCCTGATCCATGAGGTTCTCGGAAGCGACGACCCCTGCGGGAACGAGGCGGGGCGGCTCGTCTTCTGGCGTAACCCGTGCGGTAACGGCAAGATGGTCGAACCTCCGTTCGCCACGGCGCTGTGTCGAGCCCATGCACAGGAACTCGTGCGCGGCTTCGACTCTGGCATCTTCGCCTGTGAGGCCTGTGACACTGTCATTCACGACTCGACGCACGCGATCAAGAGAGTAGAGGATCTGTAGTGGGTCGGTTCGTCTCCCTTCACCACCACTCGACTTTCTCCTACCAGGATGGTTTCCGCCAGCCCGAGGAGCACGTCAAGAGGGCCGCAGAACTCGGTATGGAGGCGATGGCGCTCACCGAGCACGGCAACGTGACCAGCCACGTCAAACTTGAGCGTGCGGCCCTTGAGGCTGGCATCAAGCCCATCTTCGGGGTCGAGGCGTACACGGGCGGTGTGGGGGAGAACGCCAGCCGGTACAAGTGGCACCTCACGATGCTGGCGCAGACGCAGACCGGCCTCGCCAACCTGTACGAGATGGTCTCGCGAGGATGGGCCGAGGGCTACTACTACGAGCCCACCATCTCAGGCGACATGCTGGCAGAACTCCACGAAGGCGTCATTGTCCTGAGCGGGTGCAGCGGTTCGAAGTTGGCCGTAGACCTCCTGGGTGGCAAGGGCACACCGCTCCACAAGGCGGACATCCAGGCGGCCACCAGGACGGCAGAGAAGTTCCGTGAACTCCTCGGGGACCGGTACTACCTAGAGGTCCAGGCGTTCCCGGAACTCGAGCGCACGAAGGCGATCAACGAGTCGTACCTCCGTATCTCGGAGAAGACTGGCATCCCGATCGTAGTCACGACGGACGTGCACTACCCGCACGCTCACGACAATGAGATGCAACTCCTCATTCATGCCATCGACCGTGGCGGTAAGAACAACACGATCGAGAAGCAGGCGCAGGGCTGGGGGTATGACATCCCGCTCGTGGACCACCCGGACAAGGTGCTCGTCAAGAAGTTGCGTGCCACGGGATTCTCCAAGTCGGAGGCGTGGGCGGCAATCGAGACGTCGAATGAGATCGCACAGCGCATCGACGTCAAACTGCCTCGGCTCGAAGACCTCAAGTACACCGGCAGCATCGACGCGTCGAAGGAGCAGTTCCGCCAGGCAATCCGCGACGGGTGGGTCTACCGGGGCTTCGACAGGCTGCCGACGAAGACCCGCAAGGAGTACAGTCGCCGTCTCAAGTACGAGATGGAAATGATCGAGGAAAAGGGCTTCGTTGACTACTTCCTGACGGTGGCCGACGTGGTCATCTTCGCGAAGAGCAACGGGATCCCTGTCGGCCCCGCCCGAGGTTCTGCCGCAGCCTCACTGGTCTGCTTCATCATGCGGATCACCGAGGTCAACCCGATGTTCTTCCCGAACCTGATCTTCGAGCGGTTCATCGACATCAACCGGCACGACCTCCCCGACATCGACCTTGACTTTGACGACGAGCGTCGCTATCTCATTCGCGAGTACCTTGTGATGAAGTACGGTGAGGAGCGCGTCGGCAACATCGGAACGTTCACGAAGTACAAGGGCAAGAACAGTATCGATGACGTGGCTCGGGTCTACCAGATCCCGAAGTTCGCCACCGACGGCGTCAAGGAGATGCTCATCGAGCGTTCCTCCGGCGACCTGCGTGCAGGTGCCACCATCGAGGACACTATCGAGATGTTCCCGAAGGTGAAGGACATCTTCGATAAGTACCCGGCGCTCTACAAGGCGCAGCAGTTGGAGGGCAATCTCCGGGGCTTCAGCGTGCACGCCGCTGGGCTGGTCGTGGCAAACGACCCGCTCACCAACTCCGTTGCGGTGTACCGGCGCTTCGACCAGAAGGGCAACGTGATCGGCGAGGTGCTGTCCATTGACAAGCATGACGCCGAGTACATCAATGCCCTCAAGATCGATGTGCTGGGGCTCACGACGATGGGCATGATCCGCCGGTGTCTCGAAATGATCGGCATGACGCTCGAGGAACTGTACGCGGTTCCGCTCGACGACGAGAAGGTGTTCGACGGCTTCCGGCGTAACGAGGTCATCGGCGTGTTCCAGTTCGACGGGCGTGCGATGCGCTCTGTGAACCGAGAGGTGAAGCCGGACACGTTCGCCGAGGTCTGCGACATCAACGCGCTTGCACGACCCGGCCCCCTGCACTCCGGCGCAGCAGCCGAGTACATCATGGTGAAGCACGGGAAGAAGAAGGTGGAGATTCTCCACCCGGTCGTCGCGCGCATCACGGCTCACACGAATCAGCAGATCGTGTATCAGGAGCAGATTCTCCAGGTCGTTCGCGAACTCGGCAACTTCACGTGGGAGGAGGCCGCGCTCATCCGCAAACTGATCTCGAAGAAGCAGGGCGAGCAGGCGTTCAACCGCATGATGGACAAGTTCGTCAAGGGCGCTATGGAGAACGGCCTCAACGAGCAGAACGCCGTCAAGGTCTGGAAGCAGTTGGTCACCGCTGGCGCGTACGCCTTCAACGCTGCGCACTGCGTGTCGTACGGGATGCTCGCCTACTGGACCATGTGGCTCAAGCAGAACTATCCGCTCGAGTTCTATTGCGCTGCCCTCCAGAAGTACGACCCGAAGACGAAGGGGTTCGATCTCCTCAAGGAGGCGATGCTGGACAAGGGCATCGAGGTCCTCCCTCCGGACCCAATCGAGTCGGACATCACATGGTCGTTCGACAAGGCGGGCAACAGCCTTCGGGCGGGCTTCCTCCAGGTCTCGGGTATTGGCGAGAAGACCGCCGTGCCCATGCTAGAGTTCAGGGAGAAGTGGCTGGCCGATGGCAACGATCCGTCGGACTTCACGTGGGACCACTACACCGCCGTGAGAGGTATCGGACCGGTCGCCATGCGGAAGGTGCGAGAGTTCGTTGAGGACCCCGACCCGTTTGGGGTCCACGTCATGGGCCAGACGCTTCGAAAGGTCCGGCGGCGCCTGTATAACGAGGAGGATATCCTCGGCATCCCGTACCCGTACAGCAAGAGCGAGGACGTGCCCTACGAGGCGATCACCGGAGCGCACATCTGGTCTGGTATCGTTCGAGAGCGTAACCTCAAGGACATCTACGAACTCCACCGGTCTCGTACCGGTGAGGAACTCGACCCTAAAACGGTCCGGGAACCGAAGTACGTGAACTACGTCGTTGTCACGGGAGAAGATGAGACCGGCCCGCTGGTCATCACCATCCCCCGGTTCGGCGGCCTGTACGAGCGGTACAAGGATCTCATCTGGAACATGGATGTCAAGCGGGATATCCTTGTGGTCGAGGGGTACAAGCGGCGAGAATACCGCAGGGCGATCACCGCGAAGAAGATCTGGGTCATCAACCCAGAGAAGTTCTGACAGAGAGAAGTGGGAACATGATCAGCGAGACGATGCTGCCTGAGACCAGCCGAGACAGCGACAAGAGCGACGTCGCCTTCCACGATATGGAGCAGACGTGGGAGCGGTGGGCTGACCGCCGCGTGCGGTTCTTCGACTTCCAGAAGGACGCTGCCGAGTCGGCTCTCGCCGTGCTGGGCATCATCATGCCCATCGACGAGATCGCCATCATGGTGACCGACGAGCACCAGGAGTACCATCTCCTCGAGGGTGCCGTGCGCAACGGGTGGCGCGTGTTCAACGCCGCCGAGGACGCCGTCGAGACGTACCCGATCAAGTCGGAGTACCGGGTGCACTACACCTTCCTCGACCACCCGGAGACCGGCTACCGCCTGGAGATCATGCGTCTCCTGGACGGCATCAGCCCGCTCCACATGGCGCTCTCCTCGAACGCCTTCCTCGCCGACCACCTCACCCCGGTGATGGTGCACGCCTCGTTCAAGGTGAAGGACCTCACGCAGTTGGGTGAGATCGAGTCCCGCCTGACCGACAGCGGTTCGTTCATGCTGGCGCAGGGATGCCGGTCGACCTACGGCGCGTTCGCGTACTACGCGCGCACCGAGAGCAACGACCTCGGGTCCGACGACCTCACGGTCTACCTGAAGCCCCGGGTGAACCTGCGGGACCAGGCGTGACCGCCCCACGAATGGCGCTCGGCTACCCGCCACGGGTGGCGGTGTTCGGCGCTCGTAGCGGCAGCCTCGGCGCGGCAGTGGCTACCCGGCTCCGGGCGCAGGGCGTGAGCGTGCGCACGTACGGCATCGGTGACGAGGACGTGCCCATCTCGTACAACTTCATGACGCTGGACGCCGAGATGGCCGACTACATGCCGTCGGACGTCCTGGTCACCACCGGCATGAACCGCCCTCGCAAGATCGACGCGGCGGACTTCGAGGCGGTGTTCAACGAGACGATGAACGCCAACGTGACGCTGCCCCTGCGGGTCCTCCGTGCAGCCATCGAGAACGTTACGGCCGACGTTCGGTCGGTGGCGTTCATCAGCAGCAACAGCGCACATATCGCGAGGACAGAGAGCGCGGCGTACTGTGCGAGCAAGGCCGCCCTTTCGATGGCGATCCGTGTGGCTGCGAGGGAGCAGGCGGGTCGGGGTCCGATCGTCTATGGGTACGAACCCGGTCTCCTCGACGGCACCCCGATGACGGAGAAGAGCGCTGCCTCGTTCGGTGGTGCGCTGCACCGCATCCCCGGTCTACCGCCCCGCGAGGGTCTGGACGTGGAGTGGTTCGCGGAGTACGTCGCCGCCAACCTCATCCACCCGTCGATGGCCCTCAACGGCACGCTGATGCGCCTGGACGGAGGAGAGCAGTGAGCGCGGGAAAGGTCTACATCTCTGGCCCGATCATGCACGCGACCAGCGAGCAGCAGGACGCATTCGGTGCAGCGAAGCGCGTGCTCGAGCGCCTCGGGATGGAGCCGGTGAACCCGAAGGAGGTGGACGCCTGCCCCGAGAGGGACTGCGCCCGCGCTCCGCACGAACTCGAGAAGGGCATGGAGCATTCCTGGGCGTGCTATCTCAAGTACGACCAGAAGGCCCTCCTCGAGTGCGACGCGATTCTCATGCTGCCCGGCTGGATGGAAAGCCGTGGCGCCATCGAGGAGAACCACACCGCGATCATCTCCGGAATGCGTGTGCTGTACTTCACGAACCGGGGTGTCATGGAGATCAACCGCTACGGTGCGATTCGCACCTTCGACTGAAAGTGGGACAGCAATGACCGGAAACTCGAACCACCCGCCCATCCAGGCGTACGCCCTGGACCTCCACCAGAACAGCGTCGACCATGGCTTCTGGCCCGACGCGGTCGAGGGCGAGCCCGGCTTCCCGACGCGCAACTTCGGCGAGATGATCGCCCTGATGCACTCGGAACTGAGCGAGGCGCTGGAGGAGCACCGGGCCGACCGCCCGGCCTTCTACCACGACCCGGACACGGGCAAGCCGGAGGGCATCGCGATCGAACTGATCGACGCGGCCATCCGCGTCTTCGACGCGCTGGGCAGCATGGTCGACACTGCGCAGGGCGGCATCGAGGGCGCCGACCAGGATGGAAACCCGATCGTCCTGCCGATCGACAACCTGTTCAACCTCAAGGCCGTGTTCAACAGCGGTCGTCCGCCGAAGCACGGCAAGGCGTACTGACCGGATCGAGCAGGGCGGCCCTTGTCCGTGGTACGATGTGTCTCATCGGCCAGGGCAAGGGCCGCTGTCGTAGTGGGGAGAAGCAATGACAGGCAAGGACGTCGAGCGCTGGGCCGACGAGTTCATGTTCACTGCCGAGACGAGTGACGCTGCGGCTGGCCCGCAGGCGTACCTCCTGGGTGGTCCCAACGACCCCCTCGGTCAGATCGCCGCGTGTGCGAAGATGTACCTCGGCGAAGTCGTGCGCGACCTGGCGGACGTCACCGACGACGAGCGCCGGTACTACGCTGCGGAGATGCAGAAGACGAAGTTGAAGATGCCCCTCGAGGCTGTCAACTTCCACTTCATGATCGAGGGCGTCACGCGCGGTTTCACGCACCAGATGGTGCGCCAGCGCACGGCGGCCTACGCTCAGGAGTCGACGCGGTTCGCGGTCAAGGAGGACATGACCACTGCGACCGCCCTCCCGCCCTCCCTCGCAGGCACCGTGTCGTTCGACCAGTGGGCCGAGGGGATGGGCTGGGACGAGAAGACCGGCATCCCGGAGGAGTGGGGGCGTTTCGCCAGCGAACGGCAGAAGCAGCGCTTCCGTTGGGACGAGGCGGTCAAGACCGTCGGCTCGGCGTACATGGACCTCGTGAACACGGGGATGCCTGCCGAGGACGCGCGCGGTCTGATGCCGACCAACATCACGACGCGACTCAACTACATCACGAACCTCCGTGGCATCCTGGACCACGCGGGCAACCGGCTGTGCACTCAGGCGCAGTTCGAGTGGCGCGTGGTGTTCGCTCAGATCGCGAACGCGCTGCGTGCCTACGGGCGCTCGCAGACGTACCGCGTTCGGGAGCGCGTCGACCGCTCAGACGAGGGTCGGGGCTCGTACGCCAACGAGGCCGAGCGCCCGTCTGCCTGGCAGTACGAGGTCCTCGCCGACCTGTTCCGGCCCGTCTGCTACGCGACCGGCAAGTGCGAGTTCATGGCGAACTTCGACCGCAAGTGCAGCATCCGAGACCGGGTGCAGGCCAGCCACGACATCAACCGGTCGAGCACCGAGTGGGGCGAGGAGTACGACAACGTCCAGGGCAACCCGCTGATCACCGGCGTCGGCCCGCAGAGCGTGGTCCGCGACGAGGGCGGCACCCCCGTCTTCATCGGCGCCATCCACCCGCGCGAGTGGCTCGCCGATCCGGCGGCTGCACGATGAGCGGGGCGCTGGTCGCTCTGACGGAGCCGAGCCCTCGGGAGGAGATGCTCCTTCAGACCGCTCGTGCTGCCGCGTCGTTCTCGACGTGCAAGCGCCGTCAGGTGGGTGCAGCCATCATCGGACCGGACGACAAGATGATCGCGATGGGGTACAACTCCATGAATCCCATGCACGGGTCGTGCGGTGACGGTGACTGCCCGCGCGGGAACCTCTCCTACGACGACCAGCCGAAGGACGTCGGGTACACGAACCCCGACGCGCCGTGCCACGCGCTGCACGCCGAGGAGTGGGCCGTCATCAACGCGATGGGGCTGGGTGCCACGCTCTACATCCTTCGCCAGTCGTTCATAGTCGTGACGCACAAGCCGTGCCCGAACTGCGAGCGCTTCATCCGTGGGGTGGGGCTCCAGAACATCGTCTACGACGACCGTGGCTAAGCCGCAGCCCGCCCTCCCTGAGCCCACGGACCCCGCCGAGTACGCGGGGCTCGTGGGCCAGATGGTCGAGGACGCACGTGACGAGGACGGGGACATCTTCTACTGCCCGCACAGCGCGGCCATCATCGCCCACACGGGCGGCCTCGTGAGCGGCACGGGCGAGGACGCCGACTGGTGGGTGCACGACAGTGGAGAGTGCGGCTTGCCCGCTCAGGCGAAGAGGCCAAAGCACCTTCGACGCGGACACTGAGTCCTTTCTGTCCGTTCTGGGAGTAGGTGTACCCATCTGGGCGATCTGTCTGCTAGAGTGGTCGTACCGGCTCAAGAGGGCCGGTCAGCCGCAGCAGGAGGAATCATGAAGAAGATCGTCCCGGGCCTCAGCGCCCTGGCCCTGGGCGTGGTGGGCGTCGTCGCCTTCGCGCCGGTCGCATCGGCCGCCACGTGCGTCCCGAGTGCGGGCACCCCCGCCGTCGCTCCCACTTCCACCGAGGTCCTCGTGACGCCGGGCACCCCGGGCTCGCCCGCCGTGACGCACAACGAGACCCGCTTCGTCCGGACGGTCATCGACGTCCCCGGCAAGCCCGCTGTCGACCCGGTGTACCGCACCGACGAGAAGTGGTCGCGCTCCACCTTCATCGAGGGCTGGACCAACACGAACGAGACCCGCATCGTCGTGCTCGTGCCGGGCGTCGACGCCGTCACGCACGAGGAGTACCGGTTCCAGCGGACGGTCATCGACCAGCCGTACGTCCCGGGCATCCCCGCGATCCCGGCCGTGCCGGACCGCACCGAGGAGCGCCTCGTCACCCCGGCCTACGACGAGACGGTCGTCGTCACCCCGGCCTGGGACGAGCAGGTCCTCGTGTCCGAGGCCGTCCCCGCCGTTCCCGCCGTCACGCACGTCGAGTACCTCTACAAGCACTTCGTCACGGGCAAGACGCAGTGGTCGAAGGTCCCGCTCGGCTGGGGCTGGATCGAGATCGACTGCAAGACCGTCGTCGACGTCCCGGCCGTCCCGGCGAAGCCCGCCGTCTACAAGACGGTCCACCACGAGGCCGTCACGAAGGTCGTGCACCACGACGCCGTCTACGAGACCGTGACGATCCCGGGTACGCCCGAGGTCCCCGCCGTCCCGGAGATCCCGGAGGAGTCGCACGTCGAGACGACCGACTGGGTCCTCACCGCGCCGGAGGGTGGCGGCTGGGAGCAGATCGACCAGCGCACCGTCACCGACGTCGAGGCGATCCCCGCCGTCACCCGGACCGAGTACCGCCACACCCGCGAGGTGCTGGTGACGCCCGGCGAGGACGCGGTCGAGGAGATCTCGCACGAGGAGTCCGTGTGGGTGCCCGAGGAGGAGGACGCTCCCGAGGGCTACACCGCCACCGAGGACGTGCGCACCGTCGTCGACCAGCCCGCCATCGAGGGCACCGAGGACGTCTACGAGACGGTCACGACCCCGGGCAGCCTCGGCACCCCGGCCGTCGTGTGCTCGCCGTCCGACATCTCGGTCGTGACCACCGCCGAGAAGACCGCCACCCGGGCTGCGACCCCGCAGTCCGAGGACACCGAGACGCTCGCCGAGACCGGGTCCGACATGGCCCCGCTCTACGTGGCCGGTGGTCTCCTGGCCCTGGGTGGCGCGCTGATGGCGACCCGCCGTCGCATCTCCAGCCACAACGAGGGCTGACGGTCCGGCTGGTTAGGCTGGCGGACCGGGCGCACACCGCGCTCGGCCCGCTGGCCCGACCCGCTGGGCCGTAGAGCGCCTAACAGGGCTGGGTCGGGGCAAGGGCCGAGGGGCACTCCTCGGCGCGTACACGCGAGGGAAGGCGATAGCCGTGGCAGAGGACAAGACGTACGACGAGGACCACGAGTCGGAGGCCTGCGAGGACCATGGCGGGGAGGGTGTCTCGCAGCAGAACTCGCCGGGAGTGTGGATCACTTCGATCACCCCGGACCAGGCGAAGGAAGCCGGTCGTAACGTCGGCAGCACAGTTCGTCTCATGCTCGACAACCAGAAGGCGCTCCGGGAGGGGTTCCTGTCGGGGCTCCTGGAGGTCGCTGAGGGCGACGAGACGCACGTGGAGATCGGCGGCGTCCGCATGACGACCCGCCAGTACGAGGCGTCCACGGTGCACCTGCGGGAGACCCTCGGTAGGCTCAAGGCGGAGAACGACCGCCTCCAGAACCTGGCGCGGGGCTTCGAGAACCCGTCCGGTTTCACCGGACCGGACGTGCCGTGCACGCCGTGGGTTCCGGAGTTCAGCGAGGACGAGGAGCCCACCGTCTCGGCGGCCGCCCGGCAGGCGCTCGGAGCGGCGTCGGTGTGCTGGGACGAAAAGGGCATGTTCCTCTCGGAGCGTGCCAACTGGATCGCTGATGGTCTCCTGGCGTTCGTCGATGAGCACTACCGCGAGGTCGAGCACGCCTTCTTCCCGGAGGACAAGGCGTACGAGGTGCTCGGCCTCTTCACCGACGACACCCCGGCGATGGAGCAGTGGGAGCGAGCCGAGCGGGTCGGTCAGGTCGTCAACGGGTGGCTCGCCTCTGTCCGTAAGGGCTGGGGCACCGACACCGGGCAGGGCTACGAGACCCCGCCGATCGAGCCTACCATCACCGACTCGGGTGCGCCCGGTCTGATGCCGGAGGACTTCGAGGCGGCCCTGGGGCTCGTGTGCGAGCAGTGCGGCGCGCCGATCGGCCAGTGGTGCGACCTGTCCGTCGGCGGTATCGAGAGCGGCAACCCCGCCCTCCACGCGATCCGCCTCCAGATGGCGCAGGGGTTCAAGCCTCCGCTCCCGTCGGCCGGGCGCCTCCTGGACGAGACGAAGCCGACGATCAAGACGCTCCAGGAGCCGGACGTCGAGTGGGGCGGTGGCGAGGGCGTCAGCGACGAGGCGCCGGGTCGCAAGACGATGGTGTACGTCGGCACGATCATGGACCTGACGGCCGACGTGGACCGGTGGCTCAGGGAGCGCATCCCGGAGAAGGCGGCACGTGTGGCGGCTCGTCAGACCAGCGCGAGTGGCGTCGCGGACGGCAACGGCTGGATCGAGTCGCTGGCGTGGGTGCTGGCCCGCAAGATCGAGGAGGCCTCGCTGTGATCCTGGACGTGCTCGGGTGGCTCCTGGTCGCGGTGCTGGTGGCCCTGGTCCTGTTCGTCGGCTCTGCGGCCGTGGCTGGCGTTCTGAGGGCCGTACGGCAGCCCTCCCGGGCGGAGGCCTGGGACCAGGGCTGGGAGGCGTCTGAGGCGCACCGGGCGATGCCAGCGGTGTACGGCAAGGACAACCCGTACCGGGAGGAGAAGACCGATGGCTGACAACCTCGTGGCTGGGGACCTCTCGGCCATCATCAAGAACGTGTTCTACTCGTACCGCGACCAGGGTCGCACCATGCACCAGGCGGCCGAGGAGGCCGAGCGTCGCATCCTCGAGCGGCTGGGTGCGGAATCGGCTACCAGCGGCGTCGACCCGAGCACCATCCGCCTCGGCAACCTCGTGGGAATCCACGACATCATCAAGGAGGCCAGCCGCCAGGCGCACGAGATCGGCAACCGAGGGCAGGCTGGCAAGGCCCTCCACCTGGCGGCGGACCTAGGGCTCGACTACGCCCGCGACTGGCCCATCGTGGTCGGTGTGTGGGTGGCCGTGGAGATGCTCCTGACCGGTGCAGCGCTGCCGGTGGAGGACCACGTCAATGCCTCGTAGCCGCAACCGCATCAAGAAGAGGCCTGGCACGGTGGAGCAGCGCGTGGAGAAGTTGCTTCGGGAGGCCGAGCACTACGCGAACCAGAACAGCGCGTACACGCTCGAGTTCGCACGGTGCAAGGCACAGGTCGCAACCGCCCTCATCGAGTTTGAGCGGTTCAAGGCCGAGAAGAAGGGAGGGAAGAAGTGACACCGGACCCGAACGAGTTCAGTCTGAGCCCGGGGGACGTGGCGGAGCGATTGGGCGTGAATCCCAAGACCGTCACCCGTTGGGCGAAGGCAGGAATCATCGACTGCCTGGTCCTTCCTTCCGGGCACCGTCGCTACTCGGAGGCCTCGATCGAGGCGATGAAGAAGAGGGCGGAGGAGCGTGCGGCACGCCAGGCGCTTTGAGACCCCGCCCCGGCATTCCCGACGCAGGAGTCCGAAGAAGATGTCGATTGGCGACCGCGTGTTGCTCGGGGCGGGTCTCGTAGCCATCGCCATGATCGTGAGAGTAGGAGCGTGGCTGGCATGAACATCTGGGAGTTCTACGACGTTCGCGAGGCGCAGACAAGGCGCATTCAGAGCGACAGCATCCGTTTCATCGACGGCGGGCTGGCGTTCTTCAACAACGACAACGAGACGTTGGTCCTCGCCATTCCGGCTGGGAACTGGCACGAACTCAAGGAGATCCTCCAGTGAAGAACGCGCGGTATCACATCGAGAAGGCCGAAGAGGCGCTCGACAACCTGTACGCGGAGATGGAGATCGACGGCCACACCGTGACGAAGGAGGACCTCGACCTGGCCCTCCACCTGTCCGGTGTGCACGCGACTCTCGCCCTCGCCATCGTGCAGTCGGAGGCGGCGACGGAGACCGTGGACCTCGTGGCTGACGGCGCGACCGTCGCCTCGTACCCCGAGGAGGTGCTCCAGTGCTTCTACCCGGGCGAGCGGTTCGAGACGTTCCGGCCAACGGACGGGGAGGAGTTCGGAGGTCGTCGCACATGGGAGGTCAACGACTCCGGCATCCCGTTCCAGACCAGCGTCTAGCAGCGCAGCCCGAAGGGCTGACGTCAGCCTACCCTACGAGGCAAGTCGAGGGGTAGGAAGGCGGGGAGAACGGTGGTTCCCGGGGAGGGCGGTTTGGAGTCGAGCCCCCTCCCCGGGTCGCCTAGAAAGATCGAACTTCGGAGTTCCGGGGTGTCTCGGATCAATGTCGACAAAGGGGCTCCTCCGGGCTCCTGTGGCATATGGGTGGAATTGGGCCGTTCTGTACGGGTGAATGTCTCCTCCGTCAGCCGCCAGGGACCTACCCCACCCGGGGTAAATGTGTGGTAGCCTCACGCGGGCGCGCGTGATGGCGGGTACAGTTCTGGCGTCGCCGGGCGGCGCAGGGGCCGACCGGAGAGGAGAATCGGCGCTAGTGGGAAGTGGGATTGAAGTGCTCGAATCGACAGAGAACAACGAAGCAGATCCGAGGCTCACGGTTCTGGCGTTCGACATGGGCGTGACGGTCGGGTGGAGTTGGTTCTCGCTGGACCAAGCGACGCTCCTGAGCGGTGGCGACGACCGGCTCTCGATGGGCAGGCAGTTGCGCTCCGGAGAGATGGGCTGCGGGGAGATCACCGGGGAGGCCGTCAACGAGGACTATGCCCTGAGAGGGTCTGCCCCCTCGTCGTCGTGGGTGGCGTGGGATCACGTGGCGGCTAGCCGGGCGATCGAGAAGGTCCGGGAGGTGTGGGTTGAGGCCGAGGTCGACCCGGAACTGGATGTGTTCGTCGTGGTGCTAGAGGACTTCATCCTCAGGACGTCGGACAGCGGGCGGCACACCATCTCTCCGGTTCGGCTGAATGCGATCTTCGAGTGGGAGTTGAGGAACTCTGGCATTCAGATCATCAAGCAGAGCGCGGGGGACGTCAAGAGGACCATCACCGACCAGCGGTTGCAGGGCTGGGGTCTCTACGACTGGTGCACTCGTGGGTTTGGGGGTCGGGAGCATGCAAGGGACGCCACCCGGCACGCGACGATGGCGGTACGGAAGTGGGCAGGAGATAAGAGGTTCCGGCGAGGTCTCGTGACTGGGCTGGTTAACTAATTCTCCTCAATGGCAGTAGTAGTAGATTTATCGCGTCAAGAAGAGAGAGAGTAGTAATTCGAGTAATATAGAGAGTGTTGGGGGAGAGGGCCTATAAGGGTCTCGAGGTTTCTAGTTTCGACGGGATGGGAGTAGGGCAATGGCGAGAAGGTCAAAGAAGCCGAGCGAGTTCGGTGGGGTGCCGGGGCTGGTGGCGCCACAGCCGCACGACATCTCGTCGTCGGCGTACGAGCAGGCTCGGCTCCAGAGGGCTGTCGATCCGGCGGACTCGACGGACAGCGTGGAACTGGCGCTGGCCCGGGAGTGGGAGCGCGAGGGGCGCAAGACCGGCGATGCGATCTGACCATGCCGAAGAACGAGTTCGGCGAGAAGGGCTACGAGCCGGAGCGGTATCACATAGTCGATACATGGGACCCGGAACCGATCCCGCTACGAGTCTCGATATGTCGATGGTGCGGGTGCGTAGTAGCCGACACTGGAGTGCATCGTCGGGTGTGTCGGAAGAAGAAGCCATTCGGGAAGAAGCGGAAGAAGAGGAACGGGTAATGGCGACCTTCCGAGCGAAGTACCGAGGGCAGTGCGCCGAGGGCGACTCCATCTCCGAGGGAGACGAGGTGATGTACGACTCGTCTGGTAAGTTGGTCCATGTCGACTGCAAGGCCGACGACCTCGTGGCCCGGGGACCGATCTGCCCCTCGTGCCACCTCGAACACAAGGGAGAGTGCTGGTGACCGCAACGACCAGCGACGGAGAGACGCCTCGTACGTTCGACGAGGTGATGCTCATGATCTACGGCCTCGCGAAGTCCTCCAACGAGGCACTTCTCGATGCCGCTCGCGACCTGGCGAGTGTGACGCCACTGTCGTACGAGGAGGCGGTGCGCGTCGCGCGTGAGGCCGTCAACGTCTTCCACCTGATGGAGGACTACGGCCTGCGCACGGTCGAGACGCTCATGAAGGTGACCGCTACGTTCGTCCAGGAGCCTGTCGCTCAGGTGCCCGCGCACGAGGGCGAGATGTCGGCCGAGGAGGCGTGGCAGCAGTACGGCAAGCCCGCGTACGAGCAGCACGTGAGCGGTCGACGCATGGGCAAGGGGCAGGTGTCTCGGAACATGGCTGATGCGGTGGCGTGGCTCGAGGCGCAGGAGCGCCCGGATGCACCGCTAGAGCGTCGACGGGCGATGGCTGAGATCAAGGCGAGCGGTACTCGCATCAGCGTCCTGGAGAACGGTCGGTTCGCGGTGTACGTGGCAGGGAGGAAGGAGCCGACGGTAGTCGACCGAGTGGCAATGGAGCGGTTCATCTCCATCCACCAGGGTCCGGGCACCATCTCTATCGGAGGTGTGGAGGGAGAGACCGGTACCCTCACGAGACTGGCTCAGGCGACCCTCCCGGCGACCCTCCCGCAGTCCATGCGTCCTCGCGAGACCTACGGCTTCACGCCGATGCGTCCGGATCGCGAGGTGCGGTGATGTTGATGGGGTGGGCTCTCGCCTTGTTCATCTCGTTCCTCGTCATCGTCGTCGGGTACCTGTGGGACAAGGACGGTGTCGTCTACTTCGGGTTCCTGATGATGGCGTTCTCCATCTGCGGGCTCATCGGATACACGATGGTGGTGATGACATGACCGTCGAGGTCGGTGGTCCGGCAATGTTCGAGTCGTTCGGTCCCGAGGGTGGAATGCGCTCGACCTGGAATGGTCGGGTGCTCGTTCTGGAGATCGATCCGTATTACTTCGGATACGGACTCGCTGGCATCAAGGTGAAGGGTGACGAGCCTTCGAACGTTCACGAGATGTTCTGGTGCTACCCGCACGAACTGCGAGCCCTCGGTGGATAGCGACACCGGTATGCCAGCCGGTCGGTCCATCACGTACAGGCGTGCGCAAGGGCGCGTGTGCTGGACGTGTGGAGCACAGCCGGGAGACCCGCACGACGCCGAGGCACACGCTGCCCTGCGCGACGGGTAGGATGGGCCGCCAGGAGGTCACAGTGACTGAGGACGATGGCAAGAAGAAGCGGACCGGCAAGAAGCGTCCGCTCCGTGGGCGGGTGTCGCAGCCGCCTCCGGTGGCGAGCGTCGTCAGCCTGTTCGGTGAGGACGCGAAGAAGAGCGCAGGGCCGGTCGTCATCCCTCCGCCTGGCATCCCCGGGCAGGAGCACGACTCGCGCAAGCGGCACAACATGGACCCGCTCGAGACCGGTACCAAGACGCGGCTCGGCAAGCGCTGGTCCCAGATCTTCGACGAGGTGGAGCGTCAGCACCTCTACACGTGGGACGAGTTCTGCCAGTCTCTCAGCCCGACCGAACTGGCGCGCGGCACTCTCGCGGACAAGAACGGCAACTTCGCCGGTCGTCCTCCGAAGTTCGTCCCCCGCCAGTTCCTCAACGCCTGCACGCGCGAACTTCTGCGCCGTGGTGGCGAGATGTACCGCGAGTCGTACACGGTCGCCATCGAGGCGATGACGTCGATCGCGGGTGACAGGACGGCGAAGGCGTCGGAGCGGATCAAGGCAGCGCAGTTCGTCATCGAACGCATCGAGGGTAAGATCCCCGACCGCGTCGTGGTGAGCGCGGAGGACCCGTGGCAGGTGGCCCTCGATGGCATCGTGGCGGAGGTGGCGGAGGACGAAGCCATCGCCCGGGCGCATACGGCGGCCTACGATGCCCGAGCAGCCGACGCAGACGCCCCTCAGATCGGAGAATAGGGCATGGCTGGTACGTGGGGCGCGAGAGGCCGTTCTAAGCCGCTAGCGGGGCACCAGCCCTCGCAGCAGGCTAAGGCGATCGGCGTCATCGAGCGATGGCAGGCTACGGCCCGACGGCAGAAGGACATCATCGACCGTCTGACGGCCGGTGACGACGGAAAGCGCGCCCTCGTCGCGGAGTCCCTGGCGGCTCAGCGGCTGGCGTACGAGACCCTGCGGTCGACTGGTCTGGACCACGAGCAGGCGGAGCAGATGCTCGCCGACGAGATGGCAACGGCACGAGGGGAGACGAAGTTATGACACTGAGCCCTGAGGAGCGCATCGAGCGGGAGTTCCGTCTCAAGGTCGGGAACGAACTGCGAGGTCTCCTGGAGCGCGTCGAGTCCCTCCGCCCACTGCGGTGCGTCGAGCACGACCAGCCGCTCGCCACGTGCGACGACGAGGGCGAGGACTGCACGGTCGATGGCGCCGAGCCGTACGACTTCGCCATCCTGGGTGACTTCGCCGTCATCGTCGACTGGCAGATCCCCGGCAAGACGATGGTGGATGACGAGGCCGTCGGCATGGCGTTCTGGGCACCGGGCATGACGCGCTCGAGGCGCTTGGGTTTGCTCGAGGTCACGCACGAGGCACAGTAGGTGTGCGAGGGGACCCCGGAGGAGTGCCGGTGCTGGGGTACGGTCCGAGAGGCGGACACGCCGAACCTCCACACGTACCCGTTCAACGACGTCGTGCTCCACGACTGCTCGGTCCGGTGTCCGTGTGGGCCTCGCTGGGAGGCGGTGTGGAACCCCGCGCTGCAATCCGTCGTCTGGCTCTTCGTACATCACAGCGCGGACGGTCGCGAACGTAACGAGTAGGTGCTCTCGACCCCACCCGGAGGCTAGGTCCTGGGTGGGGTCGAGGAACGTTCAGATGACGGGGAGCAGCGAGCGACCGACGCGCACGTAGTAGGTCCAGCCGGTCTGGTACCCGTTGCGGGTGCGGGGCTTGATGGCCTCGACGGTGCCGGTACCAACGGCGGCGACGGTGACGGTCTGACCGATGCTGTAGCGCTTGTTCATGAGATCAGTCTACAGACGATCCTCGAGACCGCAAGGACCTCTTTCGGGTCGGGTTCTGCCGGTCGTGGATGCGCAGTTCGTTGCGGAGGCGTGCCTGGCGCACAGCGGCTTCGATGGCGTCCCAGAGACGGAGTTCCGAGCGCCAGTCCCGACCGGTCACCTCGGCGAGAGGCGTCTCCTCGCGACCCCGGTACACCCGCAGGGTGCGGCCCTCGATGGTGATGGTGATGAGGGCCGCACCGCGACGGAAGGGCTCGGCCATCAGTAGTCCGACGTCGAGCCGAGGTCGAGGGCGCGGGCCAGGTGGGCAGCGTGCGCCTTGCGGATGGTCTCAAGGGCACCGCTGGAGACCATCATGGCGTCGTGCAGGCACTCGACGGCCATCGGCGTCAGACCCCGGAGGCTGAACTGCCAGTCGGGCCGGACGTCGAAGTGGTGCGAGTGGCAGCCCATGAGGAGGCGTGCTGCCTGGGCCATCTTGTCCCGGTCTCGGAACGAGATGGAGTAGCGGTCGTTCGTCTCCTTGTCGGCGTCGGCGCCGACTTCCAGGACGGGGTTCTCGGTCACTTCTGGTCCTCCTTGAGGATATCTTCGACGGTGGGAACGTAGACACGGTTCCCGATGGCAGACCCGATCCCCCACGCTGCCCATGCAGCGGCGACGGCGACCAGGGCGATGAGAAGGCCGGTCATCGCATGGCCCGGCGGATGACGCTGGCAGCGATGAGGCTGACCTTGAGGTCGAACTTCTTGCCGATGTGCTCACCGAGGAGCACCTCGTAGCGGACCGTCGCGCTGATGCCCGTGTTCATGACCGAGATCAGCCGGGCCTCCTGGAGTGCCACTGCCGCGAGCAACTGCTCAGCGGACTTGATCTCGTGGCTCGGGACGTCCTGCGGGCCGGGCTTCCTGCGCTTCATGCTGTCCTCCTGGACCGTTGCGGTGTACGACTAGTGTCTCATCATCCTCGATGAGATGCAAGAGAGGCCCGACCTTGGAGCCGGGCCTCCCTGCCGGTCAGGCGATCGGGGTGAGTTCCTTGATGACGAGGCCGTTGGCGAGGTTCTCCTGGAGGACCTCGAGCCAGTTCTGGGCGATGTCGTTGCGGTTCATGTTGTCCTCCCGGACCCGTAGTTCAGGCCCCGTTGGCCTGATGAGAGTATCCTCTCACAGACCTCGAGGACATGCAAGACCTATCGCCAAGACTCCTCCGGCTCTCCGAACTCGGCGCCGAGCATCTTGCGGGTGCGGTCGCTGACCTCCTCGGCGCGACGCTGGGCCGTGCGAGTGACGAACATCGGGTTGCCGCACGACTCTGTCTCGGAGACGAGGGTGACGCTGGCGAGGACGGTGCCGTCGGTCGCGAGGACCTCGGTCGTAAGGGTGGTGCGGACGCCGTCAAGGCTTCTCATGATGCCCTCCTGGGGTCGTAGGATCGATTCTGAGGCGATGGGGTGCCCGGCCGGTGCCCCGCAGGGGAGAGGCACCGACCGGGCGGTCTGAGGGTCAGTAGGAGAAGTTCCGGTAGTAGTGGGCCGACCCGAAGGTGACCAGCGCGCCGGAGGCGGTGCGGTAGTGACCGTCCTTGCGGAGGAAGACGCGGGTCTCCTGCGCTCCGTGGAGGGTGTACTCAGCGACCTCCTCGTCGGTGTACGTGTGGTCGTAGACCGGCCACGGCCCGTCGTACCGGGAGGGCTCGATGCTGTCGATGCTGCTAGCCGCGACCACGGTCTTGATCCAGGCCGTCTTGCCGGACTTCGTGGCGCGGACGACGACGGCGGGGTACGAGTCCTGCGGGTAGTGGATGGTGGCGTGCGTGCCCTCGACGGGGACGATGGTGGCCTGGTCGATGTTGCTCATGATGTCCTCCTGGACCTAGTGGCTGTTGCCCTGATGAGAGAAGCCTCTCACACCCTCGAGGAAGATGCAAGAGGCTTCTCTGAGATGGATCAGGCGGCCTTGCGGGCGCAGGGAGCGACGTCGTAGTAGTCGTCCACGTAGACGGTCTCGGTCTCGGCGACGAGGGTGTTCGCGTCCTTGACGGGACCCTTCGAGTCGGCGCGGTGCTGGCACCCGGCAGCGTGGAGGCGAGCGCCCTTCGTGGTGTAGTGCATCTGGACGGACTCGGCCTTGACCGTGTGCGAGAAGTTGATGCTCATGATGTCCTCCTGGACCTAGTACCCGGTGCTCCTTGCCCCGATGAGAGTAGTCTCTCACACTCCTCGAGGGAGTGCAAGAGACCACTCGGAGCGGCTCAGAGGCCGAGGGCGGCGAGGTCGGCCTCGCCCTTCTTGACAGCCTTCTCGTGGCGGGCGACGGCCTTGCGGAGCGTGGCGACCTGGTCGGCGACGAACTCGGCGTTGATCGCGTTGCCGAAGCGGTCGGTGCCGGTGGAGAGCATCTGCTCAGCGGTGGCGAGGTCCCGGGCGGCGATGCGACCGGCGGTCTCGGCGCGGACGATCTTGTCGCTGATCTTGCGGGCGGTGATCATGGTGCTGAGCATGTCTACTGTCCTCCTGGACCTTGTGCCGTACTGCCTGATGAGAGTAGTCTCTCATACGATCTGGAGGAGTGCAAGACCTTCGAGGAAGAGTCTTCGATGGTAGCGCTTCCATCGGCTCGAGAACCGACGAGGATCGGCGTGTTCTAGCCGATGTAGAATGGGTACGACCCCGGGGAGAGTTGCGGCTCCCCGGGGTCTTCCCGTTACCAGACGGGCCGGTTCCAGACGATAATGCTGCCGTCCGGCTCGGCGGTGCACCGACGTGGGTCGCCACCTGCCAGCCTGAGTGCCTTGCGGAGCACTCGCCGGTCGGACTGCGCCAGCGGAGCAGGGAGGGCGGTGTACCAGGCCGCCAGGCCCCGGAGCGTGTGCTCCGGGAGCGTGACGACCTGCCTCACCTTCACTCGCCCACCACGCGGTAGACGGAGCCGTCGACGATGACGAACTGTCCACGGTAGTTCGTGGCCTCCGGACCGAGCACCGGGCCGCCCGCGTAGTGGGGCGGGAAGGCGTCCGGAGCGGTGGTGTTCTCGTCCGCGTCGCACAGCAGGACGATGTCGAGGTCGCTGGCGGGGAACGTGTAGGTCATGATGCCCTCCTGGGCCGGTAGGATGTTGCCCTGACAGAAGACAGTCTCTCACAGGACCTCGAGGAAGGCAAGAGAGCGTGAAGCGTGTTCTCGTGAAGGACAGACTCTGGCCCCACCTGGCCTACCGGCCGCACGCGGGACAGGTCCGAGTGCACGCGAGCGCCGCTCGCCACCGCGTCAACGCTGCCGGTCGCCGGTTCGGTAAGTCGAACATCGGTGGGCACGAACTGACGGTGGCTTCTCTGGAGGCGAAGACCCGGGCACGGCTCCTGGAGGACCTGGGCATCCGCCAGGAGTACTGGATCGTCGGTCCGAACTACACGGACGCCGAGAAGGAGTTCCGTGTCCTCTACAACGACCTGAAGCGACTCAAGGTTCCGTTCGACCGTCCTGGAACGTACAACGATCCGAAGTCCGGGTCGATGCAGATCAGCCTCTGGGACGGCCGGTACCTCGTCAGCGCGAAGAGCGCTGCGCACCCGGAGTCGCTCGTCGGTGAAGGCCTCCACGGCGTCATCATGGCCGAGGCTGCGAAGATGAAGGGGTCGGTCTGGAGTAAGTACATCCGACCGACGCTCAGTGACTTCCAGGGCTGGTCGCTGTGGTCGTCCACGCCCGAGGGCCGCAACCACTTCTTCGAGATGTGGGAGATGGGCCAGGACCCGGCGAACACGGAGTGGGCCTCGTTCAAGAGCCCGTCGTGGCTCAACTACTACGTCTTCCGTCACGGCGTAACCGAGAAGCAACTCGAGATCCTCAAGCATCCGAACGGCGGTCCTGCCGCTGCGATCACGGCGGGTATCGACCCCGAGATCGCTGGCATGTACGCGGAACTCGGACCGATCATGTTCGGGCAGGAGGTCGAGTGCTCGTTCAGTCAGTACGCCGGTCTCGTGTACTCGGACTTCGACGAGGAAGTGCACGTCCGGGATCTCCAGTACAACCCGACGCTCCCCGTCTACATCGCGACGGACTACGGCTACACGAATCCGAACGTCGCACTGTTCATCCAGGTCGACATCTGGGACAACGTCTACATCATCGGCGAGTACTACCAGCGTCTCCGGACCGAAGAGGAGTTCGCCACGGACGTGCTCAGTGACCCGCGACTCGGCCCCCTGGTCCGTGCAGCGACGCGGCTCTATCCGGACCCCGAGGACCCGGGTGCAACGCGCGTGCTGGCGAACAAGTGGAAGGTGCAGCCGATGAGTGGGACGGGCGGTCTCATCAAGGACCGCGTCAACCTCATCCGAAAGCACATTAAGATCTCGAACACCCATCTCCCGTTCGGTCACATTGACCGACAGCCGAAGTTGTTCGTGGACCGGTCATGCACTGTCTTCCGAGAGGAAATGTCAAAGTACCGGTACCCGGAGAACAAGAGCGAGATCCGAGAGGCTCAGGAGAACCCGCTCAAGAAGGACGACCACGCGCCGGAGGCTCTTTCTCGCTTCTTCGGTGGTTACTACGGGTCCTCTACTCGCGGACGGACCCGCGTTCGCCGGGCCACCGTTCGCGGGTAGGCTGGGCCAGCACACACCGAAGGAGGGCAAGCCGTGGCGAACGGTGTCTTCACCCCGTACTCGACCGTCTCGGGCTTCGTTGCGGCAATGCCCGGATGGGTGCCGCTGGAGGAGCAGGAGAGAATCTCGTCGTATCAGGTCTACGAGGAGATCTACTGGAACCACCCGGAGGCATTCCGACTCACGCTGCGTGGCACGGACACGAAGCCGGTCTACATCCCCTCCGGTCGCATCATCGTCGACGCCATCTGCCGGTACACGGCGAAGAAGTTCGAGGTCCTGACCGTCGGCACGAACGCCGATGCTCTCAAGGCCGAGTTCAACCTCCTCTTCGCCCGCGAGCGGTTCCGTTCGAAGTTGAACTCGGGCAAGAAGATGGGTGCGATCCGAGGCGACTGGCTCTTCCACGTCACGGCTGACGACACCAAGCCGCAGGGCTCTCGGCTGTCGCTTCACATGGTCGACCCGGCCTCGTTCTTCCCGATCTACGACGACGAGACGCAGACCCGAATCGTCCGGGTGCACCTCGCCGAGCAGTTCACCACGGCCGACGGGAACGAGCGCGTCCGCCGTCAGACGTACGAGAAGACGCCGCAGGGCATCACGACGGAACTGACCATCTGGGAGCCCGACAAGTGGGCCAGCGGCGACGCTCGACCGCTGGAGACCCCGGTTCCGAAGAAGTTGCTCCCTCCGGCCATCACGCAGATCCCGGTGTACCACATCAGGAACTCTGTGACCGACGACCTCCAGCCCTACGGCAACTCGGAGATGCGCGGGCTGGAGCGCCTCATGGCGTCCATCAACCAGTCCATGAGCGACGAAGATCTCGCCCTTGCCCTTGAGGGTCTCGGCGTCTACAAGTCCGGGAACGGCGCGCCGGTGGACGACGACGACGAGGAGACGGACTGGGTCATCGGCCCGGGACGCGTCGTCGAGGACCCCACCTTCGAGCGGGTGAACGGTATTTCCTCCGTCGCACCGTTCCTGGACCACGTCAAGGCGATCGACGGATACATGAAGGAGGCGTCCGGTACCCCGGACGTCGCCATCGGTAAGGTCGATGTCCAGGTGGCTGAGAGCGGCGTGGCTCTCGCACTGAAGATGGCCCCGATCCTGTCCCGTGCAGAGGACAAGGAAACGGAGATCGTCGAAGTTCTCAATCAGATGTTCTACGACCTCCTGTCGTGGTTCTCTGTGTACGAGGGCAAGACGTTCCCGGAGACGTCCGCTGTCGCGACGTTCGGTTCTCCTCTCCCGGTCAACACCGAGAAGGAGATCGACTACTGCGTCAAGATGATCGAGTCTGGCATCATGTCCACCACGACGGCGCGTGCCTACCTGAAGGCGAAGTGCGGCATCGACTTCGCTTCGGACGAGTTCACCAAGATCGTCCAGGAGAAGGCCGCTCTCGCCGAGGCCGAGGGGCCTGCGCTGGGGGAGGGCGTCGGGACGGAGTACAGCGGGCGCATCGCGACCGAGATGGCTGGTGACACCGCTGGCGCTCCGAGCGAGGACGACGCCGAGTGAGGAACCCCGCCCTGGTCATCGAGGCCGCACGCCATGCGCACCCGCGCGAGGCGTGCGGCATCACGATGGACGGCATCGCTGTCGAACTGACCAACATCTCGTCTCGCCCTCGGTTCACGTTCAACGTGGGGCCGGTGGAACTCAAGGAGGCGATCGAGACGTACGACGGTCGCTGGGATGGCGTGTGGCACAGCCACCCGGACGATGCGACCGAGCCTAGCGAGGACGACCTCAACTGGCACCCTCCGGGCAAGGCGCTCTACATCGTGGCCGGTGGCCGCGTGTGGGAGTACGACGAGGAGGGCGTCCTCCAGGCGGTGCACGATGGCTGAGGAGAACCCGCTCCAGAAGTACCTCCGTGTTCAGAACCGCTTCGATCGCATGATCGCGACCATTCTCAAGGACGCTGCGAACGAGGCTGCGAAGACCGTTATCGAACTCGGGGCAAAGGGCAACTTCTCTGCCGCGATCGAGCGCGAGAGAATGCGCATGGTCGAGATGGAACTGCGCCAGCAGTCGGAGGACTACTGGAACGGCATTCGAACCGCGATGGAGCGTTCGTACGTGGACGCTGCGAGCGCTGCCGCAGACGCCGTAGCCACCGAGGACGCGGTGCTCTGGCGCTCCGTCGGGCTGTCGATGCCTCAGTACAACGGCGCGATGCTGGTCCAGGCGGTGAACAACGTGCCGACCCTGATCGCACGCGGCATGAACGGGGTGCCGCTTGCCCAGTCGGTGTACGGCACGCGCAATCTGGCCGACGGCTACGTGGACCGCGTCATCAACCGGGGCATTCTCCTCGGGAAGTCCGCTCGCCAGATCGCCAACGACGTCAAGGGTCTCATTCGCCCAGACGTTCGCGGAGGCGTCTCGTACGCGGCTTACCGCCTCGGTCGAACGGAACTGAACAACGCCTTCCACCGTACTCAGACGGACCTCGCGGCTGCGGAGCCGTGGGTGACGGGGATGCAGTGGCACCTGTCTCGTTCTCATCCGAAGGCTGATGAGTGCAACGAATACGCGAACGAGACCCATTACCGAGGAGGATCCCCTGGCGTCTTCCCCGCAGGCGACGTCCCTCCGAAGCCGCACCCGCAGTGTCTCTGCTTCATCACGAATGTGCAGGTCGACGAGGACGAGTTCATCGAGTCTCTGGTCAATGGTGACTACGACGACTATCTCAATGGCACGATGAACGTCCTTCCTGCGGATCGGCATGAGACCGGGATGGCGAAGGTTCTGCGATTCCGTCAATCTCGAACGGATTGAGCCAGGATTCCCTCCGGCGCGACTCGCCTCTTCCGTGGTAGCGTTCATCCCAAGCAACCCACGGAGGTAAAGATGAGTCAGAGGCTCATTCTCAAGAACTCCCGGGCCTGTGGAAAGACGACGAAGGACGATCTCGTCCTCGCGTCCCTCGGGCTGCGGGGCAGTACACCGAACGACGACGGTGGCGACGGCGGCGATGGCTCTGAGGGCCAGAACGTCGACGACAGCGGCGACGGGGACGGGTCCGGTTCGGAGGACCGGGACGGCAACGGTGGTGGCAGCGGTGACGATGCGGAGGGCGCCGAGGATTCGGCCGCTCTCAAGCGTCGGATGCAGGCTGCTGACCGTCGCGCGGCGGAGGCCGAGCGGCGGCTCAAGGAGATCGAGGACGCGAACCTCTCCGAGCAGCAGAAGAAGGACCGCGAACTGGAGGACCTGAGGTCCTTCCGTGAGCAGGCCGACTCGCAGATCGCGAACCTCACTCTTCAGGTCTCGTTCCTCTCTGTGAACGACGTGCAGTGGCACGACCCCGCCATCGCTCTGTCTCAGGTCGACCTCGATGCGATCAAGGACGACGAGGGCAAGGTCGACAAGAAGGCCCTCAAGCGCGAGATCGAGCGGCTCAAGAAGGACCGCCCGTACCTCGTGAAGAGCGCCAGCACCGGAGGCGACTCCGGCGGAGGGGCTGGCGAGGGTGGTCACGGCGCGTCCGGCAGCGGAGTCGGGAGCGGGACCGGTGGCAAGAAGGGCGGAGGCCTCTCCGAGGAGGAACTCCGTCGGCGTTACCCGTCCCTGAACGTCTGATCCTCCGGAAGGAGAACCCATCGTGGCACGTGTCGACAAGTACGAGCCGACGACCGGTGGTCACCGAGCGGTCCTGGGCTTCACGCCCGCGGCCGAGGACCTCGAGGCCATCATCCCCGTCGGCCTGGACGCCAACGGTCGCGTCCAGCGGCTCGCGGACTCGAACACCGGCGTCGTCGGTGTCCTCGTCCCCCTCACCCGTCCCATGAACCAGGGCGACGTCGTCGACGTCGGCCAGGACATGGAACTGGTGGAGTGCACCGGCTTCACGGCCGGTACGCGCTACTACGTCGGTGCGGACGGTGTCGTCGACACCACTGCCACCGACTCCACGTCCATCGGCTGGACCGTCGAGGCCGACCGCCTCGTCGTCCGCCTCGGCCGCTGAAAGGAGCGGTGACATGCACAACGCACTCATGACCAGCCGTCGTCCGCTCCTGGACGACCAGGCGCTCGCCGACCTCGGCCTCTTCGGTGGTGTGCCGCAGGGCTTCAACACCGAGGGCGACGTCATCACCGTCACGGCGGACGGAGTCGACCTGAACGTCATCTGGGCCGAGTTCCAGCAGGCGGTCGCTCTGCGGAACGCCAACCGCCAGCGCCTGATCGACTTCCTCACGTACACCGTGACGCAGCCGGTCGAGACGGTCCCGCAGTTCGGCGAGGGCGACGACTTCGAGGTCGCCTCCGAGTTCGGCGTGCCGCGCTCGATGCGGACCGAGGGCGAGTACTTCCAGATGGGCTTCCCGTTCGAGTGGTACGACACGGCGAACCGCTTCACCTGGCGCTTCCTCGCGGAGGCCTCGGCGGAGCAGATCCGGTCGATCAACTCGGCGGTTCTGGAGGCGGACAACCGGAACATGTTCCGGGACGTCATGCAGACCCTCTTCTCGGACCAGAACCGCGTCGCCTCGATCAAGAAGCAGGCGTACAACGTCTACGCCTTCTACAACGGCGACGGCACCGTGCCGCCGTCGGTCGGCGCGACCTCGTTCGAGGGCTCGCACTCGCACTACCTCGTCTCGGGCGCCGTCACGGTGGACCCGGGTGACCTCGAGGCCCTGATCGACACGATCGAGGAGCACGGGTACACCCGGACCAACGGGGCCGACCTCGTGATCATGGTCAACAAGACCGAGGGCGACGCGATCCGGAACTTCCGGTCGATCGCCAACGGTGGCTCCGGCCGGTACGACTTCGTCACCGCGCAGGGGCAGCCGTCGATCCTGGTGCCGCGCGAGGTCCTCACCGAGGGCCAGCGGGCCGCCGCGACCCTCCGGGGCATGAACGTCATCGGTACCTACGGGACCGCGACGATCGTCCAGGAGGACTACATCCCGACGCGCTACATGGTCGCGTTCGCCACGGGCGGTCAGGCCTCCCTGACCAACCCGATCGGCATCCGGGAGCACGCGAACCCGGGCCTGCGTGGTCTGCGTCTGGTCAAGGGGCGGTCGAACGACTACCCCCTCCAGGACGCGTACTACCAGCGCGGCTTCGGGACCGGCATCCGCCAGCGCGGGGCCGGTGCGGTCATGCAGATCAAGGCGACCGGGTCGTACACCGCGCCGTCGATCTACGCTCGCTGAGAGCACTGAGCCGGGCCACTCGGGTGAGATACTCGGGTGGCCCGGCTCTCCTCGAAACCGCAACGGAAGGAGGGGACACAATGTCCCGACAGATCGACTTCACCAAGCCGCTGTCTGACAGCGATCGCGAGTGGCTCGTCACGAACGCCCGCTTCGACCTCATCCGACAGAACGAGGCGTACCTCGCTGGCACCATCGGCGAGGACCCCAACGTCCCGGACGAGCACCCGGGCGCGTCGCCGGACGCCGTGCCTGCTTCGCCCGCCGCCGTGCTCCGTGCGCAGGCCGAGCAGAAGTCCGGGGCCGTGCCCGTGGCCGATCCGGTCCCCGTCGGCGGTCTGGCGGCCGACCAGGGCGGGCAGGCAGCCGACGCCAGCGGCGGGCAGGGCCAGCAGCCCACGGAGCCCACCATCCAGGCGGGCGACGGGTCCGAGGACGATGAGGACGCCGACGACGAGGACGCCGAGGACGAGGGCGACAACTACGACGACGAGGAGGTCTGGTCGTACCAGGACCTCGTCGACGAGTACAAGGCTCGCGTCGAGCGCGGTCTCGAGAAGGGTCCGAACTACAACGGTTCGCGCGAGGAGATCATCTCGTACCTTCGCGAGGACGACGAGTCCGAGGACGAGTCGGACGACTGATGACCGGCCGGGGAGAGGCTCCTGGGTTGCTCGCCTTCCCTCTCCCCGGCCCCTCAGAACTTAAGGAGAGAATGTGGCTGCCACCGACCAGGATGTCATCTACCTGAAGACGCTCATTGGTGACACCACTCTCACCGACGAGCAGTTGAAGATCATCATGGACCAGAACCTCAACGAGGACGGTTCGGTCAACTTCAACAAGAGCGCTGCGAGCGTGTGGGGATCGAAGGCTGCGGAGTACGCGGGCCTCGTCAATGTCTCTGAGAGCGGGTCTTCTCGATCCCTCGGGGACCTTCACAAGAACGCGCTCGCCATGCAGAAGTCTTTCGAGAGCAAGGACGCTGCCGCCATCGTGGAGATTACGCGCCGCTCTCGCACTCGCGCCATCGTGAGGCCGTGATGATTCCGGCTGCGGAGGCAGCGGTCCAGCGGGCGGTCACCCGCGCGTTCGTGGACGCCGACGCCGAGAGCGTGGTGCTCAACGCCCGCGTCAAGGTCTCCAACGGTGCCGGTGGGTACCGGTGGGAGGAGAGCCCGCGTCCGGCGCAGGTGTGCCGCCTGAACCCGCTCAGCGAGGGCGCGGAGCGCATGAGCAGTGACGGGCGGCTGGTGCAGTCTACGCACACGCTGGTCGGCTACTACGGCACCGTCATGGATCGGTTCGACCGGTTCACCCTCGGCGGTCGGACGTACGAGATCACGTACGTCTACGAGAACCGGGAGTACCAGACGAAGGCGGAGGTCATCCACGTTGGCTGACGCCGTACGAATGACGCTGGACCTCGGTCCTCTCAGGCAGCGCATCAACGGGATTCCGGACTATCTGGACCGGAACATCACCGCGCTGATGGCGTACCACTCGGGGCGCGTCTCCTCTGCCGCGAAGATCAACGCGCCGTGGACGGACCGAACTACGAATGCGAGGAACGGTCTGACGGCCGGAGCCGGTAAGGCGAACGGCGTACACTTCATCGTGCTGGCGCATCGAGTTCCCTACGGAATCTGGCTCGAGATCCGGTGGTCCGGGAAGTACTCCATCATTCTGCCGACGCTCCAGGAGTATGCGCCGACGGTGATGAAGGGCTTCGAGAAGTTGCTCGATCGTTACGGGGTGTGAAATGCGGAAGACCCTCTTCAACTACCTCGTGAGTGACGAGGATTCTGTCGCGATGGTGCCTGCGGATCGGTGGGTGGCTCGGGGCTCCGTAGACGAGCGTCCGAGCCTTCCGTTCGTCGTCTACGCCTTCGGCCTGACGGATCCCGCCCTCGGTCCTGTCCGCAGCCAGACGGTGGAACTGTGGGTGCACGACGAGCCCGGTGACTACACCCGGATCGACGACATCCTGGATGCGATCGAGAAGAACGCCGAGAACCTCCTTCAGTACGAGAGCGACGGCTGGCGAATCATGTCCGTGGAATGGAACGGTCGCTCGGGAGACCTGGGCGACGACGGATTCCGCACGGCCACCCGAAACGTGACGCTCCTGGCGCGGGGACGAAGGCTGTAGCATTGCCTCACGCCCGTGTCTGCGGGCAGACAGAGGAGGCAGAAATGGCGAACCGAGCCACCGCGACCACGTCCAGCACGGACGCCACGGACGCGACCGCCGTCACCACGAGCGAGACCCCGGCCGACGAGAACGTGTCGGCGAAGGAGTCCGCTCAGGTGGAGGTGAGCGACATCGAGGCCCCGGAGAGCGAGGCCCCGGACCCGATGGTGACGGTCGAGTACACCGGCACCAAGCCCTACGGCCGCACCTTCGTCGGGGAGCGCTCCATCAAGAAGGCCGACCTGAAGAAGATCGGCATCACCCACGACGGGGACCTCGTCTTCACGCCGATGAACGGCTGGCGTCAGGAGATCCCGGCGAACAACACCGCGCTCGTGGAGTACTTCGACAAGACCGACTCCGGCTTCAAGATCGTCTGACCGATGGACCTCCACTGCGAGAACGGCATCAAGTTCGCGGAACTGTTCGATGGTTACGCGGAGTTCAAGTGCCGTTCTCGACGGTGTGGAGCCATTCGCGGTGAGACGGTCGTGATTCACCGGTTCAGCACCGAGGACGGATCGCTCCTCGGGACACGGGTCTTCAAGGACCCCAACGGAAAGAAGGAGAGGGGAAAGAGATGACGACTCTGCCCTACGGTCTCCGGGACGTCAAGATCGCGCCCATCGGCGTGGACGGTGCCCCGGGTACCCTGGTCGACCTGCCGAACGCGAGGACGCTCTCGTTCTCGGAGTCGGAGGAGTTCGAGGAGTTGCGCGGTGACGACAAGGTCGTCGCCAGCCGTGGCTCCGGTCCGGCTGTCGAGTGGGAACTCGAGTCGGGTGGTATCTCGCTCGAGGCCCTCGTGGTCCTCAACGGTGGTTCGCTGGTCGTGAGCGGCACCGAGCCCGCCATCGTCAAGACGTACTCCAAGCGGACGTCCGACGCCCGCCCGTACTTCTTCGCCGAGGGCCAGGCCATCAGCGACAGCGGCGGCGACTTCCACGCCCGCCTCCACCGGTGCAAGAGCACCGACTCGGTCGAGGGCGAACTTAGCGACGGGTCGTTCTGGCTCACCAGCGCCAGCGGCACCGCCTTCGGCTCGCTCGAGACCGGCAACGAGGACCTCGTGTACGAGTTCGTCGAGAACGCGCAGGTCACCGCGATCGGCTGATCGCAACGTCAACTGTTCGACACGGTAGGAAAGGACCACACGGATGGCATCCACCGACAGCAAGAAGAAGAAGTCCGGCAAGAACCCGACGGACCGGCTCAGGCCGACCAGCGTCAAGGCGTGGAACCGCACGGGCAAGGTCGAGGAGGACGTTCTCCTCCCGAGTGGCAACGTTGCACGACTGCGACGTGTCGGCCCCGCCGCGATCCTCCGCAGCGGCATCATGCCCGACTCCCTCATGCCGATCATCAACAAGGCGATCAAGGAGGGGAAGGGCGAGAAGATCGAGGAGTCGCTCGACATCGAGGACCCCGAGACGCTCACCAAGATCACGGAGGGTATGGACAAGGCCCTCCTCGAAATCGTCGCCGAGCCTGCGGTCGCGTACCACCTGCGACCGGTGAACGGGTCGGACGTCTGGGAGGTCATTCCGGACAGCGACCGTGACATCGAGTCCTTCATCTACACCGACGAGGTGGACATGCAGGACAAGATGTTCATCTTCAACTACGCGGTCGGAGGCACCCGCGACCTCGAGTCGTTTCGTGAGCAGCACGCAGAGCGTGTGGGAAGTCTGGCTCACGACGCAGGCGATGGGGATCCGGCCGAGTGAGTACCTGGGTATTCACGACGAGTGGGCGGCCTACTGCCTGGACCGTTCGGTCTACGCGTTCGGCAGCAGCCTCCAACATGAACTCGAATCCGTCCGTGTAAAGGACGACAAGGACGGGAGGAAGGCTCAGCGAAAGCGAGAGCAAATCCTTCACAAGTGGATCCCGGAGTTGAAGAAGGCGAGCAAACCTAAGTACGCAGACCCCGGGAAGAGGTAAGAGAATGGCGGATTACAACCTCGGTACGGCCCGGGGCCGTATCGAGATTGACGCCTCTGGTGCTGAGAAGGGCGCTCAGCAGGCAGAGAAGGCGACAGAGTCCGCCGGGAAGGGCATCAAGAACGTCACCGATGGTCTCGGCACCGCTGGTGCCGGGATCGCCACCGCTGGTGCTGCCATCGTTGGAGCCCTCGGTCTTGCCGTCGCATCCGCTGTCGGCTTCGAGAAGCGCATGTCCGCCATCGGAGCCGTCAGCGGTGCGACGGCTGACGAGATGGACTCCCTCCGAGAGAAGGCCCTCCAACTCGGAGCGGACACCGTCTTCTCGGCCGACGAGGCCGCCAGTGCGATTGAGGAACTCGTCAAGGCTGGCGTGCCCGTAGCGGACGTCCTGAACGGTGCCGCAGACGCCGCCGTAAACCTGGCAGCAGCCGGTGAGATCGACCTCCCTCGCGCTGCCGCGATCGCCAGTGCGGCGATGAACAACTTCAACCTCGCTGGCGAGGACATGCCGCGCATCGCGGACCTCATCGCTGGCGCCGCGAACGCCTCGGCCATCAGCGTCGAGGACTTCGGGATGAGCCTGTCCCAGTCTGGCGCCGTCGCCAGCCTGGCGGGTCTGTCGTTCGACGACCTGTCGGTCGCGATCGCTGCGATGGGTAACGCGGGCATCAAGGGGTCGGACGCGGGTACGTCGCTGAAGACGATGCTTTCCAACCTCCAGCCCACGACCGAGGCCCAGTCCGGGGCGATGCGTGAACTCGGCCTTATCTCTGAGGACGGTGCGAACGCATTCTACGACGCCGAGGGTAACCTGAAGTCTCTCCGAGACATCATGACGATCCTTCAGGGCGCAACCAGCGGCCTCACCGCTCAGCAGAAGCAGATGGCTCTCGAGACCATCTTCGGCTCCGACGCAATCCGAGCCGCTGCGGTTCTGAGTTCGGGTGGCGCGGCAGCGTACGACGAACTCTCCACTGCGATGAACAGCGTCACCGCCGAGGCTGTCGCGCAGGAGCGGATGAACAACCTCGCGGGCATGTGGGAGCAGTTGAAGGGCTCCATCGAGACGCTTGCGATTCAGATCGGTAACGCTCTCCTCCCCGCCCTCAAGTCCATCGTGAGTGCGATCCAGCCCGTGGTGGATTGGTTCTCGAACCTCTCCGAGAGCACCCGTTCCACCATCGTGATCATCACCGCCATCATCGGCGTGATTCTCCTGGTGGTCGGCGGGATCCTCACGCTTGTCGCTGCCGTCGGTGCCTTCATGGCGGCCATCGCCCCGGTAGCGGCCGCGATCGGCATCGGCGTGGGTGCGCTGATGGGGTGGGTGGCGGTGATCGCAATCGTGGTCGCCGCAGTGGTGGCCCTGGTAGTCATCATCGTCAAGAACTGGGACACGATCAAGGAGTGGACGGTCAACGTCTGGAACTCCATCGTGGACTTCTTCAAGAACGTGTGGAACGGAGTCGCCAGTTGGTTCTCGGGTGTCATGGATGACATCCGATCCGTCTGGGAGAATGTCTGGAACGCCGTCTCGGACTTCTTCGGTACCATCTGGGACGTCATCGTTGGTATCGCCCAGACTTACGTGAACATGCTGGTGACGTTCTGGACCACCGTCTGGACCGTTATCTCGACGGTCGTCATGACCGTGTGGAACGCCATCACCTCCTTCCTGACCGGTGTGTGGAGCGGCATCGTCGCTGTCTTCACCACCATCTGGAACGGCATCATGGCGTTCTGGCAGGGCTTCTGGAACATCTTCGGTGGCGTGATCACCGCTGCGTGGGAAGTCATCGTGGCGGCGGTGCGGCTGTACCTCGCCGTCATGGAGTTCGTCATCATGACGGTCTTCAACGCTGTCTGGGGATTCATCCAGATGGTGTGGAATGGCATCGTCGAGTTCTTCACTACCGTGTGGAACGCCATCGTCTCTGCCGTCACGACGTACATCAACTTCGTCCTGAACATTGTCACGACGGTGTTCAACGCAGTCCGCAACTTCGTCGAGTCGGTGTGGAACGCCATCGCGTCGTTCTTCTCCACCGTCTGGAACACGATCTACAACTACGTGTCCCAGAGGGTCCAGGCTGTCTGGTCCGTCATTCAGTCGGTGTTCAACACCGTCTCTTCGTTCATCTCCAGCATCTGGAACAGCATCGCCTCGTTCATCTCCGGGATCTGGAACCGCATCTACGGCAGCGTGTCATCTGCGGTCCAGAGCGTGTGGGGGTCGATCACCGGTACGTGGGGCCAGATCGCGGGCTGGGTGTCGAGCGTGTTCCAGGGTGCGTACAACGGCGCCGTCGACTGGATCAACAACCTCGTCAACAAGGTGATGGGGATCAAGGACACGATCGTAGGCTTCTTCTCTGGCGCCGGTCAGTGGCTCTGGAACGCTGGCAAGAACATCATCCAGGGCCTCATCGACGGCGTGACGAACATGCTCGGTAGCATCCGAGACACGTTCAACAACATCACGAACATGATCCCAGACCTGAAGGGTCCGGAGCGGGTGGACAAGAAGTTGCTGACGCCGAACGGTCAGTGGCTGATCCAGTCTCTCATCAAGGGCGTTCAGAACGAACTGCCGGGTCTCTGGAACATGATGAGCGGCATCACGACTCAGATGCCCACGACCGTTGTCGGGGTCGGCTCCGGAAACACCCTCCCGCCTGCATCCCGTGCAGTCCCGACGAACCCTGGCACCACCATCAATGTAGACTGGCACGCGGCGGACAATGACACCGTCGAGACCAGGAAGCAGGCGATGGACCTTCTCACGCGGGCAGCCCGCCTCGGCGGAATCGGAGACGAGGACTGATGGCTGGTCAGCATCAACTCACGCTGTCTAAGGGCGGCATCTCGATCGACCTCTACTCGTGGCTCAACACGAAGAGGCTCGGGAAGAAGGGCACGCAGGCGCTCTCGGGAATCGTGGGCTTCGGCTTCCCGGACCAGTCGAACCGGTGGTTCGAAGGTGCCGGGGACGGTGCGTCGTGGCGCGGTGCGCGGCAGGGTCGTCGCTCCATTGACCTGCCCATCATGGTAGAGGGCGATAACCGCAACGAGGTCATGCAGGGGCTCAGCGACCTGGCGCGCGTGCTGGACCCGAAGACCGGACCGGCCCGCCTGCACTTCGCGCTGCCGGACGGCGAACTGTGGTTCGTGGACGTCGTGCGGGACGGCGGAGGCGATTGGTCTCGCAACACGAAGGACAGCGACAACAGGACGTTCGTCAAGTTCATCCTCACACTCGTCGCTGGCGACCCGTACTGGACCCGGGAGCGTGCGGAGAACTTCTTCGTGCGCCAGGACGATAGCGGTCGCGGCCTCATGCCTCGCCCGGCTCGCCTGGAACTGAGCGATGCCGGTGCGTTCGGTATCAACGAGGTCACGAACATCGGAGACGCCGAAGCGTTCCCGCTCATCTACGCCAATGGTGCATTCACTCGAATCGTGATGACCGGTCCGAACGGAGAGGTTCTGGACTGGTCGGGTAACGTCAACGCTCAGGAGCGCCTCACGTTCGACGCTAAGACCGGGACGGTGAAGGACCAGGACGGAGACAATCGCTACGACGGCTTCTCCAGCGACCCCCCTCCCCTCTTCTGGTCGATTGCTCCCGGCACGAGCGAGGTCACGATCCAGGCGTTCGACACGGACAACAGCACGGAGATCGTCGCGACGTGGCAGCCTCGCCGCTGGATGGTGATGTGAGTGCTCCCGAGCGACATCCTTGTCGAGGTTCGTGACAAGAACCTCAAGCGCTGGGGGCAGATCCGACCCCAAGACCTCGATCTCAAGGCGATCAAGATCGACCTTGGCGTAGGGGAATGGACTCTCCGCCTGCCCACGGAGCACCCGATGGTTCCGTACCTTCGCACGCCCGGATCTGGCATCATCATCTACATTCGCCAGAAGCGGTTCATGAGCGGGTCGTGCATCTCGCCGACGGAGACTGCGAGCCCGGAGGATCCGGGTGGCGTCGTTACTTTCAACGGCGTTGACGACAATGACATCATCTCCGGCGCCGTGTCTCTGCCCGACCCCACTCGGACGTACGAGCAGCAGGCGACGGAATCGCACGACATCGTGCAGGGCAAGGCCGAGACGGTCATGAAGTCGTTCGTCCGCCGGAACATCGGTCAGGACGCCATCTCCTCTCGGAGAACGGGGCTCCGTCAGTACCTCCGCACCGCCACCGACCTCGCTCGTGGTCCGGTGGTGACTAGAGAAGAGCGATTCACCAACCTGGGAGTGATCGAGGGAGAGGTCGCAACCTACGCCGGTCTTGGATTCGATACGGGGCAGGTCGGTAACGAGATCGTCTTCGACGTGTTCGAGCGCAGGGATCGCACGAAGTTCGTGCGCTTCGACGTGCGTAACGGCACGCTGTCGGAGGAGACCGTCGCCATCAGCGCACCGAACGTAACGCGTCCGATTGTGCTGGGGCAGGGCCAGGGCACAGACAGGCAGGTCGTGGCGCGTACGACGCCGGTGAGCGTGGCAGCCGAGGCGGCGTGGGCCAGGCCGCGCGAGGTTGTGTACGACCAGCGCCAGACCAGCGACGTGACGGTGTTGGAACAGAAGGCGTACGAGGCTCTCGAGACCGACGGATTCACTGCCACGAACGTCAAGGCAGTGCCCGCCGACGAGAACACGATGCGTTATCTAGAGGACTGGCGCGAAGGTGACAAGATCACCATCGTCGTCCAGGGCAAGGAGACCGTTGCTACCGTCACGAAGGTATCTCTCGTAGCCAACTCGTCCGGTGTCGCCATCGGCTCTGCTATCGGCGACGTGTCCGGCTTCGATGCGGCGGCTGCGCTCAACAAGAGGGTCGAGGACACCGAGAAGCGCATCTCTTCTCTCGAGCGAAACACCGAAGCGGCTGCGGGAGGAACCCTGGCGGGTGGGACCGACCTCAACAACCTCCTGACTCTTGGTAAGTTCTTCATTCCCGACGCTGCACTCTCGAACACCCTCAAGCATCTTCCGGTCCCTCCCGCCGGTGCATTCCGCAGCGGGTCGACGGGGATTCTCTATGTGGAGAGCGCCGGTAACAATCGAGTCATTCAGCGATTCGATGTGATGGGGCGACCTGGCGTCCCTCAGATGTTTCCGCACGTTCGTGTTCGCGGTAGCGATGGCGTCTGGGGTCCGTGGCTCCTGGAGCGGCACTCCCTCGGGGTGGCAAACGACCAGGAGAGGTTCCTGATTGCAACGCAGTGCTCGGCCCCGAGCATGCATTCTCCGCTCGAGTTCGTTCAGACGGACTGGGTCCCCAACACCACTACCACCGTCGGAGCCAACCGAGCGCTCGCTCGGCACGTGACGGTGGACGGCGTACAGTGGCACGACGGCAGCGGCAACCGCGAGTACAGCCCCTCTTGGGTCGCGCTCGCGTACGCGCCGAACTGGTCGGACTACTCCACCGGCACCTCGTGGGGTACCGGACCGCAGGTAATCCGAACGAGCGCTGGCATCATCATCATGCGCAATCTCGTGAAGCCTGCGAGCACGGCCCAGATCGGCAGCGTCATCACCACGCTCCCGGACGGTTACCGCCCTGCCCGCCTGGTCCGCATCGTCACTGTCAACGGCGCGAACAACGGTGGGTCCATCGTCTACGTGTGGCCGGATGGTCGCGTCACCTGGGAGGGTGCTTTCCAGAACAACATCGGGTTCGTCTCTCTCTACCAGGTCATGTTCCCGGCTGCTGACGTGGCTCCGGTCTCCGCCTGGACTCCGGCCACGGTTCTCCCGGGCTGGACGGCTGTCCCTGGAGACGGTCCGGCGTACTGGCAGGACCAGTTCGGTCGAGTCTGGAACACGGGTGGCGTCACCTGGGGTGGCGGTAACACGAGCCCGACCTCTGACACCCCTATGATCCAGTACCCGGCAGAGTTCGCTGCTTCCGGTCAGGAGCACATGCCTGCGCTCGGGCTCGGGGCTTCGCTCTACTACGCTCCTCTCGATTACACGGCTGCCGCCCAACTTCGATTCAAGGCGGGAGCCGTGGCGGGCGCTGCGGCGGCTGTCTACATATCGAACGTCGTTCTGTTCCCGGCAGCGAAGATCCCTGACAATCTCTGGAGGGTTCCTGGGTACGTCAGTTCGTGGAAGGCTTACAATGCAGCAACGCATCCGAGCCCTTCCTTCTGGTCGTCTCCCGACGGCATTCAGCACTGGAGGGGTCTGGCAGGAGCGGGGACGGCCCCTCCTTCTACAATGACGACCCCGAGAGGCGTTAACGACCGGCAGTTGGCAGGGATGAGTCTTCTCCATCTCGTGTCGTCTGTCAATTCCCCTGCTCGAATCACTGTTCAGCCGGACTATGCCCTCGCAGCACAGTCCGGAAGTTCTCAATGGATGTCTCTTTACGGCGTTTTCTGGTTCCTGGAAGGATGATCTGAATGACGAACTACCCGCTGTTCCCCTACCCGCAGTTCATGAGCGTGGACCCCGAGGCTGGAACCCTCACGATCGAGTCCTACGAGCAGCCCGAGGACCCGATGGCGATGCCGGAGTACCGGGCGTCCGTCGTCATCCCGCTCTCGGCCCTCACGATGTGGCCGCACGGCACCGAGAAGCCCGCAGAGCCCACGCACGTCTACGGCGACGCCGAGGAAGAGGCACCCACGGAGCCTCCGACCGAGGACCCGGAGCCGACCGACCCGCCCACGGAGGAGCCCTCGCCGGAGCCCGAGGCCTAGGCCTCTTCCGGTAGGATGGCGCGGTAACCGAAGGAGAATGCAGAGATGGCCTACACCTCTTACCCGTACGTCGACCAGGCGACGACTGACGTCGAGTACTCGCGTCTGTTCCGGCATTTCTCGCGGAGCGGTGTGGTCGGCTCGTTCGCGTCTTCTGCCGGTGCCGACGGAACAGAACTCTCCGGGACCGTCGGTACCGGACTGCGAACCATCCTCCAGCCGGGCAGCGCCATTCTCCGTGGCTACTTCTTCCGGATGCCGGACCCGCAGGAGATGGTGCACGACGCTGGGGACTCTCAGCCTCGCTACGACAGGGTCATTCTTCGGCTCGATCTCAATCAGCCAATCGGCGACCGCATCAAGCCTGCCGTCGTGAAGGGCGACCCCGCCGCCTCTCCCGCAGTCCCGGCGCTCGTCCAGACCGACACGGGCATCTTCGAGATCCCGTGCTACTACGTTCTCGTTCCGGCGAATGCCACCGGATTCTCGACCGGCAACATCACGCCCGAGAAGCGATACATCTACAACACCTGGACCACCGGTCGTCGTCCGGAGATCCCCGTCATCGGACGTGACTTCGGTTACAACATCACGACGAAGTCATGGGAGTTCTACGACGGCGACGGCTGGAAGCACATCGCTCAGGGGCTCTCTTACAACGACCTCTCCAACAAGCCGTCTGCGACGTGGCTGGACGGGACGACGGTGTTCAAGCAGGACGCCGCCCCGACCGCCGCGCAGGGTGCCAACGGCGACGTCGTTCTGGAGTACTGATGCCTACTTCTTACTCCGGAGGCGGACAGCAGGGCTCCAATCTGGAGCAGGTGATCATTGAGGTCATCTGGGAGGAGCCCGCGGGCCGCACCTCCATCGCAGTCGCCGTCGTCTTCTACGTTCAGTGCGCCTACTCCACGAGCGACGACCAGGTCCTCACGATCTCTGGCTCCGGGATCGGGGCAGGATCGCCCATCGGCTTCCGTGCCGTGCAGGGGCGAGTCCAGGTGGCCCGCATCGAACTCGGTCAGCAGGGCATGTCGTACGGCGGTGGCCCTGCGTACGCCTGGCGCGGTTCGGTCTCTGGTCACTATGGCGGGGCGACTCCGTGGCACGAGGTGGGGTGGACGCTTCCGGCTCGCCCAGCCTCCGTTCCGAACGCACCGGGTGTCGGTGTCGACTCCATCACTGCTAGTAGCGCTCGATGCGTCGTCATGGCACCGGCGAACAACGGAGCGACGATCGATGCGTATGAAGCGTTTGTTCAGCGAGCCCGAGACGCTGTCAAGATCAAGGCGTGGAACGGTGGTACCGGTTCTGTCTCGGGTCTGGAGAGGGCTACGGGGTATCAGTTCTTCGCAAGGGCTCACAATGCTGTCGGGTGGAGCGCGTACCAGGGAATCGGCTTCAACACTCTCGCTACCGTCCCCGGAGCGCCCACCGGAGTGTCCGTCAGCGATGTGACGACCACGACCGCGAAGGTGTCGTGGGTGGCGCCTGCGGATAACGGTGGGTCGGCGATCACTTCGTACGGGGTCCAGGTCGCGGAAAACGCTGCATTCACAGAAGGCGTGAGACCACTGGTCGGCGGCAACGGAGCCGCCCCTCCAGCCACCCTCACCGACCTCGTACCCGGCAGAACGTACTACGCGCGCGTGAGAGCCGGGAACGCAATGGGCGCCGGTGGGTGGAGTAGCACCGTAGTGTTCACGGCGCTGAGCGGCGCTAAGATGAAGGTGGGGGACGCATGGGTCCCCATTCGAGTTTGGCTCAAGGTCGCAGGGACGTGGCGAGCAGTCACCGTCCATCAAAAGGTCGATGGCGTTTGGCGTCGTTGATCAACGAGGGGGAGCAGTGTTGCCAGAGACCATTCCGGCATGGGTGGGCGACATCGCTCTCATCCCAATTCTCGCCGGGATGCTCTACGGCCTGTTCCGCATCATCTCCTCGGGCCTCCTTGTCCCCCGGAGCACGGTCGAACTTCTGATCGCGGCGAACGACAAGGTCGTTGCCGCAAAGGACAAGACCATCGAGAGCCAAGAACGCCAGATCGCCGCAATGCTGGACGTCAACGAGACCACGAAACACGCACTTGAGAGTCTCAAGGAGGCCGGGGAGCGGCAGTCCCAAGGCAGTGTCGGAGGCACCGCATGAGGAAGCCGAAGCGAGACCTGAACGACCACCTTCGCCACCTCCAGGAGGAGGCGAGGGAGGCAGAGATCGTGCAGCGACGTGTAGAATCCCGAGAGCCTGCTATTGATAGACTGGCGTCGGAGATGCGCGGTATCCGGGCGCAGAACCACTTCACCGAACTGTTCATCAGCACTGTGGGAGGTCTACGGAGATGACAATCGCTCAGGCGATCATGCTGCACGTCAGCACGGTCGCAATGGGTGCCGTCGTCATCGTCTTCGGATGCCTCGCCCCGTGGTACAGGACCAGGACGGGAGCAACGCTCTTTCTCGTGAAGGTCGCGTTCTTCATCATCCTCGTCCTTATCAATCTAGGGCGTTACGGCATCGACGGGGCGATCGTCGACGTTCTGCGATTTATCGCTTATCCGCTCACCACCATTACGGCGATTTCTCTTCTGTGGGTGATGATCGAAGCACAGGTCGTGGGGCCGCGCAGGGGCGTCGACCGCGACCTGTTCCAGAAACACCAGCCCGAACCCGAAAAGTGGGACGGGGTCGAGAGAAGGAAGGTTCACGATGAGTGACAATCCAGAGGTGAAGAAGGTCGAGGCTCTCGCCGCAGAGCAGGGCGAGGCCTTCGACCCGACGTACAACCCGGAGGGCGCCGACCTGCCCCCGACGGAGTTCCCCGAGGACGAGTTCCCGGACCCGCCCCAGACCACGACCGGCTCGGTCCCGGACCAGGCGGGTGAGGTCTGATGGCTGCCACGGCTGACGCGGTCATCGCGAAGGCGATCTCTCAGATCGGCGGCTACTTCCCGGGTGCCTCGCCGTACGGCGTCTGGTACGAGCAGAAGACGAACAGCCGTGGGTTCGCCACGTCGTCCTTCTGCGCGATGGGTCTGTCGTGGGCTGCCGACCAGGCGGGCGCGCTGGACATCATCCCGCTCCACGCCTGGACGCCGTCGGGCGTCGCGTGGTTCAAGGCCCGTGGTCAGTGGCACGCTGGCGTGGGTGGTGCTCGCCGTGGCGACATCGTCTACTTCGACTTCGCCGGTGCTCCGTACCGCGTGTCCCACGTCGGCATCGTCGAGAACGTCAACTCGGACGGCTCGGTCAACACGATCGAGTTCAACACGAGCGGCACGGCTGCGGGAGACCAGCGCAACGGGCGGGCCGTCGTCCGCAAGCGGCGCAAGTCGTACATCGTCGGCTACGGGCGTCCCGCCTACGTCGGCTCGAAGCCCGGTGCTCCGGCGGTGGACACCCGCCCGAAGAACCGCGACGGGTCGCTGACCATCGCGGTCGACGGCATCCGTGGTGGCGCCACCATCTCGCGGGAGCAGGAGGTCTTCAGCACCCGCCAGTTCCCGCTCGTGATCGACGGCGTCATCTCCCGTCCGTCGGCTCTGATCGAGCGCAAGCAGAACATCCTGAACGACATCATCACCGACAAGGACTGCATCGCGCTCACCGGCAAGGCCCGGATCAAGGAGGACGGCATCGAGGGCCACGACACCGTGATCCTGGAGCAGTTCGTTCTTCGGAACTGGGTGAACCCGGTGCACCAGCAGAACCTCATCGGTCACCCGCTGGCGTTCGACGGCGTCCGTGGCCGGGAGACGAACCTCGTTCTCCAGTTCGCCCTCAACAACGCCCAGGCGTACTCCGGTACGTACCCGCACGTCTGACAAGGAGTCATCATGGCCGAGCACATCTCCGACGAGGAACCGGTGATCGACGCTGCGAAGATCGCGGCGAAGGTGACCGGCACCATCACCGCGATCGGTGGTCTCGCCAGCCTGTACGGCTACGGGACCGAGACGGACTACTCGGCGTTCGCCGCTGCGTCCGGAACGCTGGTGATGGCGGGCGGTGCCCTGGTGGGCACCGTGCTCCCGATCATCAACGCCTTCAAGGCCCGGGCGAAGGTGACGCCGCTGGCGAACCCGAAGTCCGACTCGGGCGTTCCGCTCGTGGAGGCCCCGCCCCTGCGCTGATCCGCAGTCTTCGGCCCCGTCTCTCGTTCTGGGAGGCGGGGCCGATTGACGTGCAGGAATGTACCTGGCAGGAGCGGCGCGGTAGACTGTGGGTGCGGAGTTCGCTTGCCCGGCGCCGCATCACGGGTCGTCCCGGTCTGGACCGTAGCCACCTCGTCGCTCCCAC